CTACTCTCCCGGCCGGCGCTGCTGGATCACCGTGATCACCAGCTCACGCAGAGACCGGATTTCGGTCATCAGTTGCGTGAACTGCGAGTCGCTGTGATCACGGCGAACGTACGTCTCGCTGACGTGACGCTCGAAGTTCGACAGCGAATCACGGTTGCGGAGGACCTGAGCCCATATCGCTGTCGCGACTCCTGACAAGACGATCCACAGCCCTGAGAGGACTGCCAAAGCTAGGTCTCTCCATTCCACCACCACACCCCCTACGTTACGCGGCCTCGGGCTCGCCATCGTTCGTCTCGGGCTTCTTCTCGGCAGCCTGCGCAACGAGCTGAGCCACGTAAGCTCGCAGCGCGAGCACTTCGCCCGTCAGGCGGCTGATCTCCGCGTTCAGCGTTTCGATGATGAACTTCGGTTCGAGATTGACTTGGTTCTGCATGGTTGATCTCCTGTGGTTGGGTGGGCCAGCCCAATGCGGGCTGGCCCGGTCATTTTACTACGTCGCGCCTGTCACGGTGATTGTGTCGCCCATGCTTGCTTAGATGAGGTGTTCGGCCTCGATCTGGTAGGTTCCGCTTGAGGCGACCGTATTACCGCCATCAAGAGAGATTTCCATCAGAAGCGTCGAATTCAATACCGTTCCCGGGGTTGAAGCCGTAATTCCCCACTGCCGGGTCGTATTCAATTGCAGCCACGTGTTTAACGTACCTGACGGCGTAGCTCCGGATTGAAGGGTTGCCCTGACGTAGGCGTTCGGGTTCGAACCTTTCGTCCACCAGCGATGTTGAAAGAAGGTTCCTTGTCCAGTGACTACCGTGTTAACGGTTCCGTCTGACGCAAACTGAAGGGTCACCGTTATGGCCGAGCCGGAGGAGTATTGGAAGAATCCGCCCGGCAGCGGGACGACAAGCCTCCCCCCGGACGGGGCCATCATCATGTTCATCATCCCCATTACGTCACGTCTCCCATAACGATCGCTTCGGTCGCGCTGTTGAACCAGATGGTCGCCATCCCGCGCGCTGCCAGCGTTCGGTTGCCGGTGTTAGACGTACCGGATTGCCGCAGCGTCAGGCCGGAGCCCTGCGTGAGCGTGATCGACGATGCGCTGTCGTTGTAGATGCTGAAGCTGTCGCCGGCAGCGTACGTATTGGCCGGGATCGTCACACCAGCAGTGACAGCGATGCACCGAGCGACTTTCGCGGTGTCCAGGGTGGTGTCGGTTGTTCTCGGAACACGACGGAAGCCGATTTCGTTATATCCCGCATCACTGGACGTATAACATTTTCCGTCTGTGTCTAGGAATAGGCGCCCGACGTTATTTTGGAACAAACTAAATTGGTAATTATTTGAAACACCAATATACACAACATTACTAAATACGTGCCACGAATAGTTTGGGCCAGCGGTATTAAAAAAATAAAAACTGCCGTTATCTAACAATTCGGCAATTACGTATTCCAATCCGCTCACTCGTCTGCCGAACTGTAGCTTCCAACCCGTGTTATCGCCGAACAGAATCCTGCCTGCTACAGGTGACGAGTAACCCGCCGCAATGGCGACGTTGTTCGAGGTAACCGTAGCTGGTAGACCTGTGGTGCTATTCACCAGTATGCTGCCGCCGCTGGTGAATCCGCCGTTGATCGTGTGAGTGCCGGATGTGGGGGACGAAATCGTTACTTGACGGTTGTTGTTGGCGGAGATGACACTGGTGTTGTTGACGTAAAAATTCCAGCCAGTAATGGTTGCCCCGCTACGGATAAGCTCAATTGCTGGCTGTGATGAGCTAAAATCATCAGTATATGCTCTTATATGAAAATTGCCGCCGATCGTAATTATATACCATGTTTTTGTGTCAACAGTTTGGTCTGGTGTTCTTATTTCAATTCCGCTAAAAGTGTCTCTAAATACACGAAAGTAGTCTCCACTGATTCCGTTTGTCCAGACACCATCTCCACGAAGGAACGTCGCGGCGTTGGCAGTCCCGCTACCAAGCCTCGCCGTCGGTACCGTACCGCTCGCGAGATTGGAGGCGTTCAGGTTGGTGATGGCGGAGCCGTTACCTGAGAACGTCCCCGAGAACGTCCCCGACACTGTTCCGGAGAAGGAGGCTGAGGTTCCGGAGAGCGCTCCAGTAAGAGTGCCCCCGGAGAGCTTGAGGTAGCCGAGCGGCATCTCGACCCAGCTCGACCCATTCCATCTATCGAAGAACGTGGTCCCGGCGTTGTACCGCTTCGCCCCGGTAGGAACCGTCCCAGACAGGGTTTCACCTTCCAGCAGCTTCGAGAGGGCGGAAACGTGGTCCCTGACGTACGAGAGGACGGACGCGTACGCGGTGGTGGTTTGCGGTTGGTCGAAGTTGATCGGCATCAGACACCTACACCTTGCCAGCTAACCGTGCCAGTCGTCTGGGCTCCGTTCTGGTCGAACAGGTAGACCACGAACGACAGAGGGTACGGAGCATCCACAAAGTCTACTACCGGGATCTTCGGAGTGGTACCGGATGCTTGGACCAGGGGAGGCCCGAACAGGTCCACGAAGTAGGCGACCCCGAACCGGTAGGTCCCGCCGGATGATCCTTGGGTGGTGACCTGATTCAGCGTCACCTGATTCGTTCCGATCGCGGTGATGACGGTCCCACCCTGAATCCCAGGTCCCTCGACAGACATCCCGACAGCTAGGTTGGTCGTGGAGATCGAGGTGATCGTGTTCTGGCCTGATGTGTTGTTCCCGGTTTTCACGAACTCGTTTCCGTCTGCCGTCAGGACGAACCTAGTCCCACCAACGCCAACGTTCCCGTAACCGCTCAGTCTCTTTTGCTTGGTGTTCAGCCTGACGTTCAGAGCTGACAGCGTGATGATGTCGCGGTCTGTGGTTGGTGATGCGTTGAACCTCACCCTGACGTACCTGAACCCGGAGGGGACGAAGTACGAGTCACCTGTGAACGGACCAGTGTACGGATCTCCGATGTTGACCTTGTAGCTAATCTCGATGAAGTAAGAGGGTGATCCTGCGACCACAGAGTACGTCGGGGTGACGTTGATGGTGGTCGATGGGACCACAGCACCGTAATCGATCTCGATCTCGTAGTATCCAGAGCTTGGTGTTGGCTGGATGTAGATCGGGTAGTTGGCGTTGATCTGGTCTTGAGGTGACCCCCACGATCTCGACGTGAAGTGCTGTGCCCACGTCTCACTTGTGTTAACCGGGAGGACGATTTTCTCAATCTCCCTGATCGCACTCGAAAGTGTCCCGACCGTCATTAGGCTGACGTTCAGGTCGCTGTAGAGAACGTAGTCGGGTGGCTGGTTGACGAACGCGGTCACGCTTCTTGCCTGACCAACGTTCCCTGCTGTATCTCTTGCCCTCACCCAGTAGGTGTAGGTCCCGGCGGCCTGCTCGAATACCGTCGTGAACAGCCCGCTCTTGTCCCCAATCTGGCTTGCTGTGGGGAGGGTGTTGCCCTTCAGGATCTCGTAGGTCTCAATCGGCAGAGACCCAGTCGTTGGGGGCTGCCACCGCAGGAGGACGTTGTTGTCGATCACCTCAGAGGTGAGGCTAGCCACCATCCCTGGGGCCTGAACGGAGACATCGTAGAAAGATGGCGTCCCGAAGTTCCCTGCCACATCGACAGGCGTGACCCAGAACCTCTGATCACCGAGCCAGTCGGCCTTGATCTGGTGGTTTCTGGTGTACTCGTTGCCGATCACGACGGCAGACGAGTACGTGGATCCACGACGGATCTCGTAGCGATCGATGGCAAACGATCCAGAACTCTCACTCCACGAGAGAATCAGGTTGGATCCAACGAACTGCGCCGAGATCGTGACATGGATCGGTGCGGAGATGACGACATCGACGGAGGCTGCTGTCCCAGAGTAGAAGCCGTAGATGTCTTTCGCTCTGACCCAGAACCGGTATGTCCCGGCAACTTGGACCGGGTAGTTGAAGTAGGTCGTCTTGTGAAGGCCGAGGCTCTGAGCTGTCGCGTAGACGTTCCCGAGCCTGATCTCGTACCCGTCCAGATCCTCCTCGACGACCGGGTTCCACCTGAGCGTGATGACGAACTTGTCCAGGGAGTACGTCAGGTTCGTCACATCCCCAGGCTGCTTGCTGTCTGAAGTCCCGGAGATCGAGTTGAACGGCCCCTTCAGGTCGCTCTTGTTGATGAACCTGATCCAGTAGTAGACCCCAACACCACTGACGAACCCGTCCTCGTAGAACGATACGGTTGGGACGCTCGCGATCGCTGTCGCCAGAGAAAGGCTGTCGGAGGTATGCCTCCAGATCTCGGTGAACTGGTGGCCCTCGTAGGTTGGGGCATTCCACTCCAGACGCATCGCGTACGGCAGCCGCGTCACCGTAAGCCCCGTGGGGGCCGGCGGCGTCTGTAGGGTGGGCTCAGAAGGGGGATCGATCAGGCGGCCGGACACCTTCGGTGCCCTGACCGCGATCTTTGACTCGATGAGATCCCTGAAGGTGACAGCGCTGTCGAGGAGGGAGTCGTTGGTCTTCGCAACGTCGCCAGTCAGGACACCGATAGCCTCCGAGACCTTCTTCGCCCACCTGATGATCGTGCTGCTGTCGGTGGACTTGAGGTCGTCTACGACCGGTCGGATGATCGGCCTGTCTCTCTTGACAACATCATCCGCCACGGAACTCCCTCGTGTCGTTGGCGATCATCACCCGGGTCACCGTCACGTTCCCCTCAAGCTCGATCTCCCACCTCCTGCTTCTGAATCCAGAAGGCATCGAGAACTCAGCGTGATCTGTCACGGTTCTCGTGTGGCGAAGAAGCATCTGCCCGAAGGTTGGCGATGTCTTCACGTCGTCCGACGAGTAGACACGGATCGTCACAGGATAGGACTTCGCAGCGATCTTGCCCCACGAGTAGTTGATCCCTGGCTCGATCTCGTACTGCCTGCTCCTCCAGCGGTAGGTGTAAAGGGTGGTCTGGCCCTCGAACTTCACGATCTGCTTGTTCGGGAGGACGAGGAAGAGGGCATCCCGTACGGGATCCGTGTACCCGGCCTCAGCCCACAGAGAGAGGAAGGAAAGAGGCTGAAGCTCAGCCTTCGGGTCGAAGATGAAACCCTGCTTCACACCGTTGTCGAAGAAGCAGACATACCTACCATTCCACGTGTAGGCGTGCATGGAGGCTGGGTTCAGCGATTGCCAGTACGACCTCTCGATCAGAGCCTCCGTGACGAGCCTCGCCCCGGATGCGTCGACGGCGACGAGCCCGTTGTTGGAGGCGTACACCACGCCCCACCCCATCTCAACAATCGACCTCCTTGCGACGCACGCTTCATTGATGTCGAGGTTCTGGACGGTCATGTTGTCCGGGGAAGAACCCCAGATGATGGACGGCTTGCCGTTGGTGCAGATGACAGCGGTGTTCCCGAAGACGCCGATGCCCACCACAGGGTAGGGGACCGTCAGCACGTACTTCGACGGCCAAGCGTACGGCTTGAACGGCTCACAGAAGTAGATGTCGTTACCGACCGCTCCGATGATGATCCCGTTGGGCATGTTCCTGATGAAGCTCAGCCCAGCCGGAGGCATCTCGTAGTCGAGCGTGTTCAGGGTTCTCCCGAGGCTGCTTGAGGAAACGTTGTCGGCGAACGAGTTTGCGGTAGATGTGATCTCTGCGACGAACTGGTAGTCGGTGCCGGAGGAGGCCCCGAGGACAGTCCTGTAAATCCTGCGGCGGTTGATGTTGTGGTCAGATGGGGCGCTGTCGAAGAATGACAGGTTCACCGTCTGCCCGGGGATCACGTTGATCTCGAACGGGGGGCTTGGCTGACCCTCCTCCCCATCTTCAGAGACGTACGTGTAGACGTAGGCGCGCGTCTCTATTGATCCCGACCCAGAACCGGACGCAGAACCAGAGCACGCGGTAGCTGGAGCGGGGATGCCGAGCTTCCTGCTCGCAATCGGGTAGTTCGTTCCGCCGCCGGTCAACGCCAGCGTGGAGTTGGTCCACCTCGGGTGGCCGAAGGCTGAGTCGCCGGTGAAGTAGGTCTTCTCTGCGGTGTCCCCGAAGATCTGACCCTTCACCACATCGACGACATCACTCCAGTGAAACCAATACTGAGTCTCGTCTGTGACGTTCTGCCCGAACCTGTAGATCGTCTTCGGGACTGGTGCCTTCGTCGTCGTCCAGACGTAGGAAGGCTGACGAAGGCCGCGAAGCGTTCCGTTGGAGAGAAAGCAGTCGACGGCAACCTGCGCCCCATGTGGGGGAAGGTTGACCGGATCGAGCTTCGGGTAGACGCCCCCGATAACCCTGATGTCGATCATCAGTTGTTAACTGGCTTCGTCTCAAGTTTGCCGGCCCTCTTCATGTCGCCGAGTTGGGCTGCCTCGATGGCACGCTCGAAGAGCGCACTGTAGCCTGTCGCGAGGTTCGGGTCGAACCAGGGCGCGCCCTTCATCGCCATGAGGCGGGCTTTCGCTCCGTGGCTGATTGACTCGCCCCACTTCTCGAAGATGAAGTCATCGAACCCGGGAGCGCTCCTCTTCGGGGCGCGAAGGAATCTGGCCCTCAGTACCCCAGTTTGGGTGGTCGCCGGATTCGGAGCAACCCAGAACTTCCCGTCGTTCTCGACGGTCCAGTATTGAGGGGTACCAACCTGCGTCTTCCAGTCGGTAAACTCCCTCTCGATGAGCCACCCTGCTCTGTAGGTCAGCGGCTTGCCCTGATAGTGGATCGCTTCGATGCGAACAAGACGGTTGTCGGTGCCGATCTCTGCGGTTGGGATCGACTGCTCTACCCCACCACCGGTGAGATCGAACGGTGCTGATGTCTTTCGCATCAGCCCGCCGCGTGCGATGAAGTCGATGGCGGCGAGCTTGATGTGGTGCTCGACGAGTGACTGAGGGGGGTTCCCCTTCAGCTCGTAGAGGACATCGGGAACGAGATCTGCCCAGACTGCCATCAGGTCGCTCCAGAGAACAGTTGGAAGAACGCGGCAGCGCGCTCCTGCACTGACGCGGAGTCATTTCTCCATTCCGCTCGCGCCGTCACGTAGTCTGCGAGGGGTTGCTCGTACGAATCGGGAAGCGGGATCGGGTCGGTCAGAGAATACTCGTTTGCAGGAAGCGTTATCCCGAAGAAAAGATCCGGGCGCGCCGACCGGAGAAGCTGTACAGCAACGTTGGCGTACTTCAGCAGTTGCGCGTCAGAGAACCTCGTGTTGTCATCGTCATTGAGCGGAATCCTGGCGAGGTTGACAACATTCTGAAACGTTCTCATGAGTTACCCCTTCTTCGCCCTCTTCAGTTTGGCGACGAGCGCTCCCGTCGGCGTGTCCTCGGAGGCATCCTTCCCGAACAGACGCCTGTGCTCCGCGAGCAGCTCGTCCACCGTCATCTCGTCGTAGGAAGCTGGTGATTCCTCGAACACAGGTTGATCGTCAGGTGTGCGAACTGACAGGAACCAGCGCGCGTGCTCTTCGTTGTCGACGTTGCAGTAGCACGCTCCATTACCGGGGACGAACGTGTACTCCACGCCTTCGATGACGTGCGTCACCGGAACCCTATAAGGCTCATTCAGCTTGATTCTCATGTGGAAGAAGAGAGGGGGTTACCCCCCTCTCTCTGTTACGCCGGCCGATACCAGAGCGTCATCCCGAGTTCGCCGTTACCGGTGCCTGCACCGGTGAAGACGACGCCTACAGGACGATCATTCACGTTGTCTACCGCAACACGGTCGACAGCGTTCGTCGTCCGTCGGCTGAACCCTGGGGACTGGACGTTCACGCCGGACATCCATGCGGTGCCGGAGATCGCGGTCAGCGCGCTGTTCAGGATCCCGACGTTCACGACGGCTGTCGAGCCGGTGTCGAGGTCGTCGTAATCCAGAGCGACATCGACCGGAACGCACCCAGCCGGCAGGAAGCCGAGAGCCAGAACATCGTTCGCCGCCATCGCGGGGACGGTGATGTTGAGGCGGATCGCCACAACGCCAGAGTCCGATGGCGTCGGCATCGGCTTGAGCCCTTTGGCGTAATCGTTGAGGTAGGTTGCCATAGCGTTCTCCTGTTCAGATTAGTTCGGGTTCGCGGCAGCCGTATCGAGCGCGATGACACCGAAGTCGGCGTCAACGCCAGCGATCGTGAAGCGGGTCTTGCGGATGCCGAAGATCGAGGAGGTGCTGATGACAGCCATGTTCCCGTTGTCGCGGGACTCCTCGTGCCAGTCGAACCGCAGACCGGTCCCCGGCGACCCGAACGCGATCACGGCAGCCTGACGCCCCATGAAGAGGGCACGAGCCACGTTGACGGAGCCGGCGCCGCCGTCGGTGCGACGCAACACACCACGGTGCTTGTGCAGGATCACGTCGTTGTACATCCCGAGGCCGCCGCGGAAGATCGGGCTGTTCCGCCCTTCAGCACCGGCGGCCGCCTTCTGGATGTCCAGCCATTGGCCGGTCGACGTGTTCGCGCGCAGATCGAACTCCTGCCACGGGTGCATCACGATCACGTAGTGGTCGGCCCCCTCGATCTTGATCGGCTCGATGGCGGGGATACCACTCGAACCTCCGCCCATCGTCGATGCGCGAGCGACCGCGCGATCGATCAGGGCGAGATCGAACTTGTGGTTCGCCGTCAGCGATCCGAACGATGTCGCTGGGACGCCGGACGCGGCACCGAACATCCAGTGATTCGAGTCGGGCGTGAAGAACGGGTTGTTCGCGAACCCGACGTAACCGTTCTGGAAGATGTAGTCGGTGTTGGCGAAGGTCGCCGCGCCCGAGGTGCCCGTGGTGCGGAAGCCGCCCGACAGGTACAGGAAGAACAGCTCGTCGAAGAGGCGAGCCCACCACTCACCCTGGCGAGCGCGAGCGATCCGACGCAGGTCGTGGATCGTCCGCTTGCGCGTCATCCGGCCGCCGGTGTTGACGCCACCGCGAGCCTGATCGATGTACAGGGAGTCGGTGTAGAGCTTCAGATCCTCCTCTTTGCCTTCGAGGATGTTGTCACCCTCTACCGGCTGCATGCGAAGCTGCATGACCAGATCGTACGAGATCTGCTCACCAGCTTCACTTTCGAGGTGCGGAAGCATCTGGATGGGCGTCTGCGCCTCGACGCCAACGCCCATGAAGTTGCGGCTGAAGTAGGAAGTGCGTCCAACGTCGACAGCGAGGAATGCGCTGTAACGCTTGACGGCTTTCGGGTCGTTGAGACCAATGATCGTGCGTGCCATAGCGTTCTCCTAGGAGTTACACACGGCGCGCACTCTTGCGCGTGCCACCAAAGTCAAGACCGGAGCACGCCTTTCGCGGCCTCAGCCGCTCCAGACGGAGGCTTCGGAGGCGGCACCACATTCACCGAAGGTGGTGCCACGATCCTCAACCTTGCCCTTCGTCCAGACTTCTCCTGTAAGGATACAGAAGTCTTGTCGATTTGCAAGGTCTGACCGACATCAAGGTCGACGTGGATGGTTTTCACAGAAAACGCGGCGCGGAAGCCCTCGACTTCAGTCGTGGGTAGTTGACCCCTCAAGGTACCTCTTCTGCTGCTCCGGCGTCATCCTTGCGATCGCCCGCTCCAACTCCAGCCCAGACAGCCCCTCCAGGAATGCGAACTCCGCGTCATCCGACTCGGTGTCTGCGGCAGCGGGGGCGCGCGCCAGGTTCTTGACGTTCGCTTTGACCTCGCGGGCGCGGACGGCATTCCTGATCGATTCCGGGTCAGGCTGGGGAGCCTTCTGTTTCCGCTCGATCAGGCCGGCAATCTGCCGCACCTCGTCCATCGCCAGCTTGTGGCTCTCCGAAAGGAACCACTGGTACGACTTGTTGGAGTGCTCCGGCATCGCAGCGAGAGCCTTCATTTTCTGGTCCCAGATCCCCAGAAGGACCGGGTTGCTGTCGTAGTCGATGCCCTCGTTCTCGCGGACATTGCGCTTGAACTCCTCCAGCATCGCTGCCGCGCTCGCCGCCGCCAGACTGCGGTTGTAGGACTCGGTGAGAATCTGCCGGTCGTAGCGCCGGTCGAGCAGGGAGATCTTCTCGTTGATCTGGTCGAGCTGTTCGTCGTACTCGTCAGCCCCAATCTCACCTTCGCGATATCTCTGCCGGATGCGCTTGCGCTCTTCGAGGAGTGCGGAACGCTCGCTCTCGTAGTCCTCGATGCGGTCTTGATCTGGGGGAGAAAGCTGCGGGATGACAGGCATCTTTGCCTGGATTGCAGGCTCCTCCTCATCTTTTTCTTCTGCCTTCTCTTCGGCCTTCTCTTCAGCCTTCGGCTCCTCCTTCTCCTCCGGCTCCTCATCCGGCTCATCTTCGCCGGCCACCTTCTTGAGGAGGTCAATCTCCTCGTCCTCGTCTTTCAGGGACTCGATCTCTTCCTTGCTCAGACCTTCGAGGTCTTTCTCGTTCATGTCACTCATTGAGCCTCCTCTCCGACGACTTTCGCCAGATTCATCAGTTTGGATTTCGCGTACTCTTGGGCTGCCTTCAGACGCTTCGGATCCTTCTTGATCTGCTCAGCAGTCATCAGGGTGTCGCAGTCCATTGCGGCCTGCCAGTCGTACTTCATTGACTTCTCTGAGTCGTTCCTTGTCAGTCTTGCCATGCTGTTCCTGCTATCAAAAACGTGCGCAATCATGCGCACCGTTCTCTTCCTGCCCCGACGCGTCCTGCTGACCGCATTCGTATCTGACAGGCGTGACTTTCCCGACTACGATGGGAACCATTCCCACCGCAGTGCCGCCGTTGCCGGACGGGCTCGCCACGGGTAGGGCAGTTGCGGTTGCCAGCCGTTTGAGATTGAGCGCTGCATTCACGTCCCTGTCGTGGTGTGCCCCACATTGCAGACACGTCCAGCTCCGATCCTTGAGCGCGAGCGCCTCGTTCTTCCAGCCGCAGACTGAACAGAGGCGGCTACTTGGGTACCAGCGATCGGCAATGATCAGCCGGGTGCCGTAGCGTTTCGCCTTGCATTCGATCTGCCTGCGAAATATACCAAAGCCCACGTCGCTGATGGCACGGGCCAGTCTGTCGTTGGCCAGCATGCCCTTGACGCGCAAGTCCTCGATCACCACCGCTTGGTTTTCACGGCAAAGACGGGTCGTGAGCTTGTGGGTGAAATCCGCTCTGACATTGGCAATACGGGCGTGCAGCCTTGCCAATGCCGCAGAGGACTTCCTGCGGTTGTTGGAGACTGGAAGGCGGGTGCCTTTGGGTAGCCTGGCTTGCGGCGCGAATCCAGCGGCAGCCTTGGCGGCTTCGATCTTGCGACTTACGCGCCGGCTACGGATTCTCAACCGGCGCAACGCCGCTTTGAGCGGCGCGGGCGCTTCGATGCCTTCGCCGCTCGAAATGGTCGCTGCTGCTTTGACGCCAAGATCGACGCCGACGACGCCGTTTCCGGTGCGAGGGCGATGGAAGACGCGATCTGGAACTTCAACCTGAATCGCTACAAACCAACGGTCCGCAGTGCGTGATACCGTTGCACCGAGAATCTTGCCATCGAAGCGCAGCGCTTCGGTCATGGCGACTTCACCCACCTTGGGCAGACGAATCGTTTTGCCGTTGGCCCGAAACCTGTCGTTGGAAACGTAGAATCTGTCACGACAGCGGCCCTTCTTCTTAAATTGCGGCTCATGCGCAGGTTTCCCCGCCTTGATGTCAGCGAAGAAACGATTCCATGCCTTTTCAAGATTCGCAAAGGGCTGTGCGTGGGCGTCCCGATGGATGGTCTTGAGCCACGGCTGCCCGTTTGCATCCAGCCATTCAGGATCGCGGTACTTGATGGCGTTGAACTGCTTTTTGAGCGCCATCGCGTGGGGCTTTCGCCCGGCCGCGTACTGCCGCTTCCATTCCGCAAGCGCCCAGTTCCACACCCGCCGCGCGGTGCCGCAGGCGCGGCCGAGATACTCGGCCTGTTCTGGGGTTGGGCAGAGGGCAATCTTGTGGGTCAGTTGCATGGTTTTATGCAAGCTGGCTTCAGTCCATTGCGAGGGCGACGATTGTCGCGAGATCGTACTCCGAAATCCCGTATTCGGCGAGGAAGCCGTCCACGTATTCGGCCCCTACCTTGTCCCGGATTCCAACAGACTCGGAGATCCGGGCGTGGTAAACGTTCCCGGTCGGTTGTGCCTTGGGTTGGGCGGCAGGCGGAAGCGTGATGACGACGGGCTTCCTCTCAGCCTGTTTCCTCTCAGCCGGCTTCACTTCAGCCGGCTTCCTCCTCTTCCTGGATTCCAGAAGCTCGTAGAGCTGCCGGACGTACTTCTCTGTGACCTTCCCTCCGTAGTATCTCGACTCGGACGGGTAGGAGGAGAGATCGAGGATCCCGGAGGACTCGGCGACCGAGACGTTGGCGATCAGTTGCGCGCCAACGAGGTCGGCGACCGATGCGGCCTCGGAGACAGCCCTATCGTTGTCACTGACGTAGGTCGCGTCCTGGGAGTCCGATGCGGACGCCGACTCCTGAATGACCGCACCGGATGCTAATGCCGCATTCTGGGTATCCAAAACGGATGATGACTCCTGGACCGACGCCCCTACTGTTGCTGAGGCTGCCGCCGAATCTTGCGGTGCAGAAGTCTCGGCAACGGAAGCCTGAAATACCGCTGTCGCCGACTGACTGTCAGAGATCGAAGCCTGCTCGGATACTGAGTCCTGTAGCCCACTTGGAGCGTCCGTGCTCTCTGAGATGGATGCGGTCTCGGAGACGGAAGCCTCCGTGACCAAGCTCGAAGACTGCTGGTCTGCTGAGGAAACAGATTCCGCAACCGAGGAGGACGTTGTCGCTTGCGCGCTCTGGGCGTCAGCGACCGATGCGGACTCGGATACGGAACCGGAGGCCGCCTGAGCGGAATCCTGAGCCTCCGAGACGGAAACCTGCTCCGATACCGACGCCTGAAGGACGGAGGCGGCCGTCTGGCTGTCGGAGGGAGAAACCTGCTCGGATACCGCCGACTGGAAGACTGCGGACGAAGACTGTGAGTCCGCTACCGCAGCAGCCTCAGCGATCGACGCGTTCGCGAGAAGCTGCGCCGAAAGCGATTCGAGCGCGCTCGCGCTCTCCTGAACGACTCCGGAGAGGGCGGAAACGCGCCCGAATGGGGCAACCCGCCTCCTCTTCGGACGCGGGAATAGAGGCGGCGGCCGCCTAAACAGCGGCATCGATCACTCGCGTTCGAGGACCCAAAGTGTGCCGCTCAGCAGCAGTGCGTCCGCCGGGGCCTCTACAAGCTCTACGGTCGCTCTGCGCCCTGCGGGCAGCACGATTTGCTGAAGGTCAGAAAACACCTTGTCGAACCCAGCCCTTGGGTTGAACGCACCGGTCCAGTGGACGACGATGGTGCCGCCGCTGGCTTGGGTCGTGTCGTTGACGCGAGCAGTGAAGCTCGCTGCGCCCCCACCTCCAGTAGTGTTGACTGGGGTGGCGGACCCTCCACCACTACCTGCTGTCGTCTGGCCGCTGCGGATTCTCAGCCGCAAAAGTTCTTCCTGAGCGTCGCCAGCGTCAGCCGTGCCGCCTCCGACACCGAGTTCAAAGCCAAGCAGAACGATTGCAGTGTTACTGGGTGCGACGACAGCGAAAAGGTCCTGCGCGGCCGAGACAGATACGCCATCGAAGCTGACTGTGTAGATGCCTGCCATGACTCTCTCCTAAAAGTGCGAAAGCACGCCCATTGTAGGTTTCCTTCGGCGCGGGAATAGTGATCTGGGCGTTGGTGCGCCGAGCGTCAGTCTCGGCTGCTGCGTATAGCTGTCCAACGGGTTCGCGCCAGCGTAAACACGGAAGTCCCAGTAATCACCGTTGGCCGCCGGAGACTGTGTTTTCAGTGCCCACTCGACCTCCGTGTTCTGATCGGCCCCAAGGTCGAGCGAATCAGAGCCATTCTCGTCATCCCACCGGCGCCCGGTCAGAAACGTGCCGGTGCCGCCCGTCAAGCGTTGCGTCGTAGCCTCCCCGCCCGACGCAATGTTGGCGCTCGGAGCGACGTACAACTGGTTGACGACCTCCGGCACGCGCGAACGCATGACGAGGAACGCTGTCGGGCCTGAACCTGACGCGCTGATCGTGTAGGAATAGGTTGGCGCAACCGTGCCGCTGCCGCTACTGACAGGCACCGTATCGACGATGTGTCGGTGGTCGTTGCCGTTCGTGACCGCTGTGCTTGCTCGGTTCGTTAGCGTGCCGAACGTGATACCGCTTGCGGTGATGGACTTGTTGCTTTGCGTTCCTGAGTCGATGTTTTGCGCCACCGCGATCAGAACCAGCCTGTTGCTATCGAGCGTCACAGATGTTGTTGCTGTCGCGCTGTAGCTCGTATCGTTTGAGGTGTCCGCGCCGGTAGCAAGTTCCACGTCAAGCTCAGCACCAGCCGCAACCTCGATGCGGTGAATGGTGGCGCGCAGCGTGTTGTTGGTGTCCCCGGACAGGCTGACGGTGACGGTGCCGGTTTCCGATCCTGTCGTCACGTCCTTGATGAAGATGTCCACGCGCCGGGTGCCGGTATCGACACCCCAGGTGCCTGTTCCGCCCTCCAGTCCGCCGATGCGCGTCCACCCTGACGGCATGGTCGGCACGGTGTTGGCGGTGCTGCTGCGGCCGGTGACGACACAGATCAGCTTGGACGTACTCGCACTGATTCCTGACGGGTATGAAGGCGTGCAGCTTGTCGTACCGCTCGATCCGGTGCCGACGGCACCATAGGTCGGCTGCGACAGTTGCTCTGGCACATTGGCTCCAACCGGCACAGCCACGTAACCGCCCGCACCGTTCTTCTGCGCACGCAGAGTCGGAGCGAACGATGCCGGATCACCGGAGGCTTGCAGCAGAAAGCGCAGCAGCACGGTGTCGCCGAGCGCTGCGTTGATGTTGGTGTTCTGCGCGGCCAGCCAGCCGTGCGTGGATTCAGAGCCGTCGTCTACGCCGAAGCGGAAGGCAGCCTGATTGACGGTCGCACTGGGTCCGCTGCTGAACGTGAAGACAAGCAGCGCAGCAGCCAAACCGTTGTTGCTAGTTATTCCAGCCGTGAAGCTCGCCGTGGTCGTCTTTGTCCCGGCGGCAGTCTCCTTCAGATGGCCTACCGCATGGCCGCGCCCATTTGCGCCAGCTTGCAACGTAGCATTGAGCGTGAGATTGCTGTTCGCCCACGACCACGTAAAGTTGTCATCTTGGCCGCCCTGTTTCCAACCGACACACCCAATGAGTAGCTGGTCGCCAGCAGGAATGCTGCTTGTTGTTCCAGAGCTGATCGATGTGGCGTCGGCTGTGGCGCCGTTGTCGTTGCTGACTGCTGCCTCGAACGTCCATGTGCCTGATGCGTCGGCAGCGAACTCGGAGATCAGCAAAGCCTTCGTGTTGGACGTGCCGTCATCGACCTGTACGTTGGTCGGCTCGTTCGCGCCCGCGATCTTCGTCCAGACGACGAAGGTGCGACGATAAGTAGTGTCTCCCTGGAGAATCGTGCGCGCTACACGCTGCGTCCAGCCGCTGCCGCTGATCGTGAAGTTCGCTGCGCTACCACCACTGCGGTCCGATGCCTGCGCGACAAGCAGGTTGCCCTCGATAGGCGTCGAGGCAAAGGTCGCACTTGCAGGATCACCCTGGTTGCTCGCTGACTGGACGTGGGAAAAGTTCGCCATCTACAACTGCTCGCCCAGTGTTGCCTTGTTCGAGTTGAACCAGGTCGCAGTCTTTCCGGTGACGGAATCAGTGAGATCATCAACGCTGGTGAAGCCCGGCTTGAACCACCATCGAGCAGCCTGACCAGCGGACGTGACGATCTGATTCATGTTGGCCGCTTCGGACTGAATGTCTGTAAGCGATAGTTCAGCGTTGAAAATTTTCACCTGGCCAAGTGAGCCGCTGAGACGTTCGCTGCTGATGTTCCACGGTGCATCACCGAATACAAGTGCAGGTGTGCGAGATGATCCACCATTCGGCGCGAACTGGTCGGCGCTGCCGTTGGGGCACTGATAAGTGATGACCCTGTTTGTGCTGACGGTCAGATTCCAGTAGAACGTGATGTGCGCAGCATTGGTTGGCACACGCTTGGCCACACAGGCTTGCGTGTACCACTGTCCTTTCGTGACTACGGTCGAATTGCCGTTGTCGTCCGTGATGTCATCCTGTCCATCGGTTGAAATCTCCCAATTGTGCGTAGTGCCACTTTCTCCACCAGGCGGATAGGGGTGGCAACCGTAATACGTTGTGTCGGCAGAAAATGCGTTGTCGTTCCAAGCGTGAAAGAAAGTCGTGTAATAGCCAGTTTGCTGAACCGGCTTGTAGCGCCAGATAATCGTCGCTGGTGTAGCCGGCACTAAGTTCGACCCGGTGAACTGAAATGCAACGATAGTGCTTTGAGGATTCTGTCCGTTGCTCGGGAATACAAGCGCATTCCCTGCGGTGCCTCCAGACGTGCGCACCTTCGCGCTGCTGACAGCGCCACGCCGCACGATTACTGTGCTGCGTCGGTAGTCTGCGCGCTTAACCACGCCTCCACCTCGTCCATGAGTTGGCCGAACCGAATGGTGTACAGGTAGTATTCCCCGACGGGAGCTTTGGCGCGCGCCCTCCACGCATCGAGCACGCGCTTGAGCACGTCGAGCGGATCGTCACCCGGATCGAGCAGCATGTTCAAGCATCGCCATCAATCTCGCGTTCTTCTCGACAGCGTCTGCCAGAGCGCGATCACGATCCTGCGCGTACCGGACAAGCTCCTCGATGATCTGAGCAAGCCTCAGTGTCGCTCTTCGCTCGTAGATGTTCTTCCTCTGGCCAGCACTCCGGCGGATCGATTGCGCCTCAGCGAGCGCAGTCTCGATCAGGCTACGCACGCTCAGTTGCGCTTCGTGCAGATCGCCATCCATGTCCGCTCTTTGTTGACCGCGCAGTAGACAGTCGAGCCCACCACGTCGCGCGTGTCGCAGTAGCACAAAGCATCCACTGTGGCGCGAGCAGTAGGTGTGGTGGCGCGCTTGCCGTCCTTGTAGGCGTACGCTGGACGTGTCGTGTACCCTGGATTAGGGGCGACCCTCCACGTCGGTTCCGGCGGCATCGATGCCATTAGGGCATCGTAAACGGCTTTGTACGTAGGCCACTGGTCATAAGGAATGATGGTACGTCCTTGTGCGTCTTTCTCAAACTTCTTGGTCGCGTACTTCTTGTGTGCCTCCGCCCAGTCTTCCGGCGTTCCTTTAGCCAGCAAATACGCGATGTTCTCCCAGTCAGGCACGAAGTCCGACAGGAGACCGCTGTAAATGACAGCTCTCGCTGGTTCGTACGGGCTCGGACACCACCATCCAAAAGCTCGCGCCTTGTCGTCGCTCTTGATGGTGAACCCTGCGCCGCTGCCGAACGGCGCAGGAATGCACGCCGGCTGAGCGGCGACCGACAAAGGCAACGCGATCAGCGCGCTAAGCCACCACCGGACCCGTACCACCTCCGCCTCCTTCGTCGAGCGGGTTGGCTGCAACCGCTTCCGCGAGTGAGTCGGTGTTGTCGCTGAGTTCTTGCGCGAGGTTGGCAAGCTCGTCAGCGACAGCCTGCCCTGCGGCAGCCTGCTGAGCAAGCTCCGCAATACGGGCCGCCATGTTCTCAATGAGAAGTTTGGCGCTCGCGGCCGCACCTTTGGCTTCTTCCACTTCTTGACGCATGCGCGCCATCGCTTGTTGGATGCTCATGATCTGCTCTCCTAATTTATCGACGCTCGACTTCAGACCGCTGACAGCAAGCACAAGAGCGTCGAATTGTGCTTGCGTCGGTACATCAATCTCGTTGGTGACGAAGATCTTCATTGCGCCATCATCCTAGCCGGCTCCGGGAAGTAGAGGGCGCACGAGCGTGCGATCGACTCGTCGGTGATGACGTACATCGATGTGACGCCATGCACCGTCGCCCACCCAGGCAGTGGGGCGCGGCAGACCACCACACCATCTTCCTCGGTGTGGTGCGTGCACTCAGAGCACCGCACTCAGCAGCCCTTTTTGCCTTTTCCCTTTTTCATTTCTTCCTCTTCTCCTTGTCGGCAGCCACGAACTCCTTCGCCACAGAAACCGGCACAGGAGGCTTCTTCGCGCCCGGAGGCTTCCACCCGTGCGCGACAGCCCGCATGAGGCGGGCTTGCTTTTCACTCTTGGATGGCATCAGGTCAGACTCAGACTGTAGGTGACGTTGAGTTGGTCGGTCGCTGCGACCGTCTTGTTGCCACCGGTGAAGTCTCCCGCGCTGACGAGAACTCCAGTCGTGTCGTCAACGGTCGCGGAGCCGCCGTTGTTCAGGAAAGCCCCCGCGACGGTACCGCTAGAGGTGAACGTGAAGGTCACCGCTGCGGATGTCTGCTTCGTTCCACCGGATGCCGCCGAGAAGGAGGGAGTTTTCCGTCCTCCGGAGTACGCTGGCGCGTTCGCTCCACCGACTTCGTCCCATCCACCGTGGGACGCCTGCGTGTCGCCGGCTGCGGCGGAACCGGTTCCCTTCAGGCCGATCCGGCAGGTCTGCGTGTAGGAGGAGCCGGACAGGTACTTGTCGAGGATGTCGTTCTTGCCGACCGTCGTCACCAGGTTGTGGAATCGGTCGGTGGCGACGACGAACCGCGGGATTGATGCGAGTTCGCGCTCGATGCCCTCGTCGTACTTCTCCCGAAGTCGCTCGATGAGCTTCATCGCCTTGTCGAGATACTCCGGCAGGACTCGCGTCAGGGTGGCCGAGTAGAGGCCGAAGGTGATGAGACCGTCTGAAATTCCGCGCGAGACGACCAGGGAGGCGCTCGCCGCGTCCTTCGCGTTCACGTTGTCATTCATTCGACTGCTCCTTTCTGATGTCGACGACACGTTCGCCCATGTTATCCGAGATTTCCGCCACAAGTCGACCTCTGCCGGTGTTGATGACGATCCTTCTTGGCTTCTTGGCAGTACCATCGACGCGACCCGCGACCTCCTTCACGGAGTCTGCCTCCACGCTCTTCGCGACGATGGCGCTCTTGTCTTGGGACAGACCTGCGGCCAGGCCGTCGAGAGCTTTCGCGGTCGCCTGCTGGACGCTCACAATCTGGGCCGCCATCTGCTGCTGCGCAGCAAGCAGAGCGGAGAGCTGTTGCACGAACTCCGGCTGAATGGGTGAGGTCGCCACACCTCCCGAGGACGGCGGTGGAGGGATGGCACTCTGGGAGGGGGCGACCTCGTAGGTGGGTGGGGCCACGGCTCCGCTGGAAGGAGGAGGAGACACGGAGGGGACTGCGGACGTGGCCCCGGAAGGGGGTCCAAGTCGGGCACGGATGGCGTCCGCCTCCGCGTCCGTCTTGTCGGCTTTCGCTTCTTTCTCGGCGATCTCGGCGGCGGCCTTCCGCATGGCAAGCTGCCCCATCGCGGCTTCCGCTGCCGCCTGCTCCGGCGTCTTGTTCATGCCGCGCGCTTCCGCGATGAGGGCTCGCAAGCGGTTGACCATCTCGTCTTTCTTCGGGAAGTCGGCCATGTCGACCACGAGATCGAGCATGCTGATCGCGAACTGGGGAGCGAGCGGTGCGATGTCGGAGATCATCTTGGACATCTGTTCGAACATCGCCTGCCGCATCGATGCGGTGTAGTCCTGGTCGTCGACGATGAAGTCCGCCTTCGATGCGGTGATGTCGTTCAGGAAACGAACTTTCCCGTCCGGGCCGATCTCGGGTTGGTTGATGCGGACCCACTCGATCGAATTCTGCGGGTTCGGGTTCGAGAACTCCGGGCTATCGATGGGCTCGCTCTTGTAGTTCGTGAGCCTGATGACCTTCGGCAGCGACATGAACTGCTCGCAGTTTGACAGCTTCTTCTCGCCGGACAGCGAGATTGCCAGACGAAGGTTCGAGAACGGCGTCATCGTGGTCAGCGTGCCCTGCTGCTGGCGCGCCATGATCGCCATCCCGCTGATCGCGTTCGTCTTCCGGCCGAGGAGTTCGTCGGTGACGCCGGATGCGGTCTGCATGAACTGCCGGTCCATCATCGCGATGTTCGACTGGACCGCGACCTCGTTGTAGTCGCGCCGGATCTCGAACCGCTTCGAGCCGTCGCGCATGACGAAAACACCGCTCGGGTTCGATGCGTTGTCGATCGCGTCCTGGAGGGTGTACTCGCCCTGCAGGTCGAACGCTCCGTACTCGGTGATGAGTTGGTTGACGGCGAGCAGGAAGAGCGACTTGCTCATCCGGTGGTTCAGGTCTTCCTGCGGATCCCGGAGATTGCGCACGAAGCCGTACGGCATCCCGTCGCGGCCCCTGCGGTAGCACCAGATCGGGGTGAACGGGAACTCGTTGTGGCGGAATGGCGACGGCCCCTCGGCCAGCATCGCACCCTCGGTGAAGTAAGCGACCCGCATGCGCATGATCTTGGCCGGCACGATGTCGGCCTTGCCCTGCTGGATCGAGCGCTCCATCCCCTGGTGGCCCGGCTCGTAGATGAAGCCGTTGAAGGGTCCGCCTCGGACGACCTGCGCCTGCTCCGGCTTGCGGTACCAGCACTCGTAGATGCGAACGCGAGCCCGCTGGTTGTTCGGCTCCGCCGTCGTGGATCCCGCGTACGTGGTATCCCGCCAGACGCTCTCGTTCGTGTCGATCCGGTCGCCGATGTACCAAAGCTCGTCTTCAAGGCGCTGATCCAGGGAGTCCGCCCCTACGGCAGCGCTCCTGAGCACGTGCGCGCGATCCGGCCACATGGCGATCGCCACATCGAGGTCGATCGTGCGCCAGCGGATGATGTAGCGCATGTCGCGCCCGAGGATGTCGCGCGAGTGCGAGTCGTGCAGGATGTTGCGCCAGCTTTCCCAGCCGCTGTAGATGAGTTCGCCGGTGGCGTCATCGGTGAGGCTGTCTTCGAGCCAGGAAAGCCCGCAGGTGACGGCTTCCTCGAAGGCCGCACTGCGCGCGTGGTGCGTGCGGTTCGCGTCGTCGACGTATTTCAGCACCTTGGTCTTGACGACCGCGCCCTCGAAGTCGTCCTCCTCGCGCGGCAGAACTCTGTGGTCGATCCGGCTCTGGCGCTCGGTGCCTGTGATCCAGTTGATCTGGACCGCGATCTCGTTGTACACGAGCGGCTTCTGCCCTCGCGCTCTGACGGTCTCCGCTTCCTCCTGACCCCACTGGATGCCGTCCTTGAAGTCCTGGTCGATCGCCATCTGACGACGGTTCTCGGCCTGCCGCATCCGCTCGTGGTGCAGCCAGCTAAGGCAGCGGCGGTGGATGGCGCGCGCTTCCTCCCCGTCCATCGGGTGATCGCTGATGGACGCCGAAGCCTCGACCGCCTTCCGCTCCTCCTGGGTGAGGCCGCCATCGAGCGTGTCCTCGCCGCGGTCGTGGATCGGGAATGCGTCCATCAGATCTCGCCCTCGTAGATGGTCTGCCCGTCGGCCTTGACCTCGACCTCACCGACTGCGGGCGGCTTCTCGGGGTCAGGCTCAGGAGGCATTCTGAGCAGATCCGGCGCGAACCGCAAGATCGCGTCCGCGCACATGATGGCTGTCGCCCTGTCCAAGCGCCCCATGACTTCGGCGGCGGTCATGCCCTTTTCGATCACGGCCCGCCCGTCCACCTTGTCCGACTCGACGCATATCGAGTGGAGGGACTGTAGCGGGAGAACATATCCTGACCGCCTGTCGCCGGACAACGGAAACAAGATCATCGCGGGTTCGCCGTTCACCCACTGAAGGGAGACGCCGATGTCCCGGTACCGGTACACTTTCCAAGCCTTATCGCCGCCTACCAACATCACATCCCCACGTAGATTTTGAGTTTGCGCTTGACCCCAACTGGCTGCGCGAACCTACGCATCATAAACGCATAACGGCTCGCAGAGATAACGTCCTCACCGACTTTGACAATCTGCCCGTCTCTGCGGTGGTACGCGCGGAATTCTTTCAGCCAGAGTTCGCAAGTTCTGGAGACTTTCCAGCGCCCGGTTTTCATGCGTTCGAGCATCTGCATGATGCCGGCTTCCAGGCCACGCGACCCGTCTTCGAAGGTAGCGTGCTCCGGAAGCATTCTGAACCCGGCTTCCCGGTACGCCTGCGCAATCTGGATGCCGCTGCCTTTGTCCCGCTGGAGCCCGTCCTGCGGCCACGCCCACGGGATGTCGCCCCAGTTCTTGAGTCTGGGCCAGACCAGAGGGGGGATCGAGTCGACGCCGGTCGCGGAGAAGTCGCGCTCGACGTAGATCACGTCCTCGTCCCGGTCCCACATCAGGCGGACGGCCGCGAACGGGTGGTCGATGCCGAAGTCCATCCCGCCGATGACGACCCAGTGGGCCGGCGGATCAGGCGGATCGCAGATGATCGCTTCCTCCTCGACCGGGAACACCCTCCCGGATCCGAGCACCGGGATGCCTCTCGTGCGGGCGGCGCGGACGTGCTCCGGGTACTCTGCGGCGATCTCCCGCTTTGTGGCTTCATCCAGATGGGGGACATCGTCCCACGAGCACTGGACGAGATACCGCGAATCGTTGACCGGCCCCTCAATCAGGGTTCCCTCGCGCATGTAGCGCTGGACGACCTGGGTGACGCCACGCAGCGGGGTGAAGGTCAGCATCACGATCCCGCTGGTGGTCATCGTCCGGGTGACGCACTCCTCGTAGATCTCGATCGGAGGCTCCTCGTCCAGCACGATCGCGTCGACCTCGGTGAACTGGAAGGCCTCCCGGCCCTGGTCATACGACTTGAAGTAGACCTGGGAGAGGCCGCCATCGCGGTGTCTGACGCGCACCCAGTCGAGGGCTTCCCCCTGCTTGATCTCGCGGGCATCGATCAGTTCGCCCGGCAGGATGCCGGTGCCGGGGTCGGACATCGGGCCGAGTAACTTTTCCTGAACACCCTCCCGGACGCTCTTGCTGGTGTCGCCGCAGACCCAGGCTTTGATCGGGCGGGTGAACCGCTTCCCGCGCCACCAGTCGGGGTAGATGCCGGTTAGGTGGCAGGTGACCTCGTAGAGGGCCGCCAGCGTCTTCCCGACCCGGTTGCCCGCCATGAAGGCCCGCTGCCGGTGGGTGGCCCCGGCGGCGAAGAAGGCCATCTGCTTGGGGTAGAGCTCCCGCCGCAGGGGGCCGTCGGGCGGAAAGAGCGACCCGAGCTTCCTCCTCCTCTGCCTCCACGCCACCTCCTCCGCCAGCACCAGCGCCTGCATGGCCGGCGGCATTGATTCCAGTTCTGCTAGCAGCATCGCCTAAAAATCGCTTATCTCGCAACCAGCCATGGATAAAGTTTACTTTCGTGCTGCACCGCAAGAGTGCTCGACTTTTGTTCTCGGTCGGCTTGCATTACTTTTCCTTAAGTGCTCACGAGGGCTGATTCACGATTTCTGAGTCTTCCAGCGCGCCCCGTGGCACCGCCATCAGCACCCGCCGCAGGCGCGACATGACCTCCTCATCAGGGAGATCACGTACGGTGGCCATCGTGACGCGCCGCTGGTCGACGATCATGCCCTGCATCCTGGCGGCCAGGTCGATGGCTTTCAGGGCGGTGCTCGGCTCGACGTCTGCGCACGCCTCCACGATCCGGAGGGTGCGGTAGAGGAGGGCTTCCCGGGAGCCCATCGAGGCGATGTAGGCCCGCAGGGCGGCCATCTTCTCGGCGCTGATGGCTGCAACCTCCGGGATCGCGAGGGCCGCAACCTCTGCCGCGACCTTCTGGATCTTCTGCCCGCCCTCGATCACCGCCTGGACGGCCTGGTCGGCCTTCTGCTGCGTGTCCTCGATGGCCCGCTTGATGTCCGGCCGGGCTAGCAGCCGGAGCGACTTCCTGCTAGCAACCCTGCGGTCGGCGTCCGGCCAGACGGTCATGTAGGCCCCCACGGGGTCGCGGGTGGCCAGGTACTCCCGCACGAACCGGGCCTCTTCGTGACTTAGCGTGTGATCCACGATGAGTGGTCCTCTGGCTTCGGAAGACGCATTCTAGGCTTCGGCGGCCCGTCGCGCCAGAAAGCGCCCCGGTGGTCGGTGACCTTGATGTGGCGCACGCAGTCGGCTCTGCCGCAGGTGGTGATGACGTACTCGGAGCGGTGGAGCGGGCGGCCCATATCGCGGGATGCGATCGCGCGCTGCAATGACTCGTGCGTGCGCAACCCGTCCGGGCGCATGCCCGTCTCGACCTGCGGCCTGCGCACCCGCGCGTGCGGGAAGATCAGGCACCCGTTCTCCTCGACGCACTCCGCGAGCTTCCCCTCGATGAGTCGGCTGACTTCTGCGAGCCAGTCGACACCGTTGACTTTGCACCAGTTCCAGAACCGCTGGCCGGATGTCAGCTTCTTGGACTGACGCATGAGGCCACTGGTTCCGGTAAGTCCTTGACGTGGTTGCGTTTTTGTCATTCGGTCTCAAAAGTGGTTGCGTTTTCCGAAAAAGTGTGATACGCTGGATTTTATCGCGTGAGGCAAGTTGCCTCAATGGCCCTCTACCCGAGGGCACGGACTGCCGGGATGGCAGACCTGGAGCCGGGGCGTCTACCCCGGCGAGCCGACGGCGGGCTCTGAATCGTCGGACTCCGGAGGCCCCAATGGGGTCCCCCGCATGAGGGGGCGCAAGCGATGGGAAGGTTGACAGCCACCGCAAGAGTGGACAGCCGAGAGGAAAGGGGCGTCGCGAAGGAAGCGCCACACAGTGGTCCGGTCCGAGCCGCGCCCCACACAACCCTGGCCCCCGCGCAGGGGGCGCAGCAGTAAGCGCACTCGCGTGAGTGCGTTTACTCCTGTCAACCCAGAGGAGGGAAGCATGCGCTACGAGCAGGCAATCAAGACTGCGATCTCTCGCGCGAAGAGGCGCGGAGAAGAGATGTTCGTGATCTACGAGGACGGAGAGTACGAAGTCGCCGACAACTACGACCTCGAAACATGGTACTTGGGGCAAGACCCCATCGGGGTCGCCACCCCCGAAGGCATGTACGAGTCGTTCCGGAGATAAATCATGATGTCAAGCATCCAAAGAAAACGTGCTGAGCGGCTGTTCAAGCAGGACCGCCGCGATCGCGATGCGAAGCTGCGGCAGAAGCACGCCGCGCACGCGAAGATGAACGCGATCGCCTGCCCGGACGTGGACTACGTGGGGCTGTCGTGGTTTGTCAGGTGGGCATGCCCGCACTGCGGGTGGAAACGTTGACAACAGGAGGGAACGATGGACGTGAAAAAACTGCGTGACTGGGAGATCAAAGACATGCTCCGCAGGGGCGTAGACCCCGCAATCGCTACCGTGCTCCGCACCGAACTGGAGCGCCGCTACAAGCTCCGCAGGGAGCGGGAGTCCGCCAAATGGCGGCAATGGTGCTCACTTGAGGCGCGTGCGCGCCTAGTGGGGTGAGCTATGACGATGATCACTACCAGATACATCCCCGCGACCACCACGCGCGGAGCCCGTATCGCTGTTTCAGCGTACGGCACAAAAGCTAGGCTCTACGTCCCGTACGACTACGAGCTGATCTCATTCGAAAACCACGTGGCGGCGGCCAACGCTTACGTCAGGTACGCCAAATTGAATCGGTCAACTGGCGTGCATGAGGGTGAGTACGCTGTGACCGAGTCGAAGCGCGGCTACACATTCATTTTCATCGGCGAAACCGAATATCTCGGAGCAGAGTAGATGTACAGGCCAAGTCTTGTCAAAACCGGAAAGTCGTTCGTGTTCGTTGGCCACATTCCTATGGAGCTTGCCTACAAGGTGGAGTTGTACACCGAGGAGCAGCTTCTCCAAGCGTGGCGTGGCGCGCGGAAATACCCGCCTTTGAGGACCTTCAAGACCGAGGGGGAAGCCATCGAGGCGGCGATGGCAGCCGGGTGCGAAAGCGTCAGCCTCCCCGGAGGAAGAATCGTCCACTTCAAGGGTGCAGCATGACCATGATGACATTCGATGGGGTTATCGACACACGCGCGCGTGAGGCGAAAACGCCGACCGTGGCACGGTATATCGATGTACCTGGCGAAGTGCAGTACGTGGTGGTGGCACCAAGTATGGCTGCCTGCGCGACATCCACGGCAGTGTGCGCACGTGGCGCTCCTACAGCGGTGCGCGGCGCGCAGCAAAGCGATGGCTTCAAATGTGGGGAGAAATGGCATGAACATCGAATCGGTAGCTGCCGCGATCTATGCGGCCAGGCCAGCGGAAGGCATGAGCGACGAGTTCAAGCGTGGTGCCGACTCTGCACGCTGGGAGGTCACGTACTTTCTGGCCAGCAAGTACGAAAACGAAGACCCGAATTTCAACGTGCGCGCCTTTCTCAAGGCGTGCGGTTTTTAACAGAAGGAGAGCAGACTAAATGAACTGGACGAACGTTCTCAAAAATTGTGTGCAAGCTCAGGTCCCGGTGATCCTCTGGGGTCCACCGGGAGTCGGCAAGACCGCCCGGGTGGGCCAGTTGGCGGAAGAAATGGGCCTGCCTCTGGAGGTGGTTGTGCTCTCGTTGCGCGACCCCACCGATGTCGCAGGACTCCCCGTCGTGACGAATGACGGGGTGGTCCTGTCCCCGCCCGCGTGGGCGAAGCGGCTGGCTCAGGCCGGGAGGGGGATCCTCTTCTTGGATGAGTTTTCGTGCGCTGCACCATCGTTGCAGGCGGCCGCGCTCCGCATCCTCTCCGAGAGGGTCATCGGTGACACGCCGCTTCCCGACGGGGTGGCGATCGTCCTGGCCGCCAACCCTGCGGACCAGGCCGCAGGCGGGTTCGACCTGTCCGCACCGGCGGCGAACCGCTTCCTGCACCTGTACGTGACCGCCGAGCCCGCAGAGTGGGCGACGTGGGCGGCAGGGAAATCTCGCGAGCATGCCCTTGTGGCCGGCTTCATCTCCCGCCGTCCGGAGCTTCTGTGCAAGGTCCCGAATGACGCTGAGTCGGCCGGAAAAGCGTGGCCCAGCCCGCGCTCGTGGGATTTGGGTGCGCGCGCCGTCCTCGCAGGGGTGCCGCGCGATGCCGCGTACCCGGCTGCGGTCGGGGATGGGGCTGCGTTGGAATTCCTGACTTGGGTCAGGGAGGCCGACCTGCCTGATCCCGAGGGCATCCTTGCCGACCCGGATTCCGCCACGTTCCCCAAGCGTGGGGACATGATCCATGCGGTCATGCTGTCGGTGGCGTCCGCTGTCGCATCGAACCCGACTTCAGAGCGGTGGAGTGCTGCCTGGAAGTACATCGGGCGGTCCCCGGTCCTCGATGTCGTGGTCCCGGCTGCCCGCACTCTGGTGGCCGTGCGGAAGAAGGTGCCTTCGCTGCCGCTTCCTCTGGAGGCTGCGAAGCTTGGGGAGGTGTTGTGACGACCGAGGAACTCGAAGCAGCGTGGTCGCAATTCAGAAGGCTTACCGAAGCGAGTCAAAAACTCATTCAGTTGACCAACGCATCAAGGATTGAAGTGCGCACCAAGATGTTTCGGGTGCGCACCACAGGGGAAGAAATAGTCATCAATGCGATGTTCGCCACACTCCATCACCCGAAGGTAAACGGGCCAGTCTATGTGTCTGGCTACGGTCTCAACAGCTTCGCGAGAATGATGGAGAAGATGAGCGTTCGGGAGTTAGCCACCTTTATGGCAACCATTGACAAGGCCACCTCGTGGTGTCTCGACAGAATCGAAGGACTCAAGCGCGCCGAATACAACGCCCGCTTGGGTCCGTCTGGGAGACAGGTTGCTGCACGGGTGGCGATGGAGAAGATGCCATGACTGACATCCGTTTACAGAAGGCTAGGGTGCGTGCGATGAGCACCCACCCCTATCTCGCCACAGCCCTGATGGCGCTTCAGCCTGTGGAAAAGCCCATCGGCACGATGGCGGTCGACTCCGGGTGGAGGTTGTACTACGACCCGGCGCAGGTAGAGACGTGGGGGACCGACAAGTCAGCCGGTGTGCTGATTCACGAGGTCGCCCACTTGCTCCGCCGGCACGCTGAAAGGCGCGGTCAACGTGATCCGCGCACGTGGAACATCGCGTGCGACGCCGAGATCAACGACGATCTCGTGCAGGAGGTTGACCTGCCGGCGGAAGGCATCCTGCCGCAGACCCTTGGTCTCAGGGAGGGGCTGACTGCCGAGGAGTATTACAAGATCATCGAGGCGCAGCAGTCCGCCGCACACTGGTCGGGCGAGCAATCCCCCGGCGGCGACGGCGACGGCTCCTGCGGCGGTACAGGCGAAGGCGACAGCGATGCCCCCTCCGCCCAAGGCCGCAGCCCCTCGGTGACCGCAGGCGACTGCGGGTCGTGCGCGGACGGGGTGAAGCGTGAGTATGAGCTTCCCGCCGACGACGCTGACGCACCAGGGATCACTGAGGCGGAAGCGAAAGCCATCGCACGCTCTGTCGCTCGTCAGATCGAGAGCGCCAAAGAGCGCGGCACGGTCCCGGGCGGGTGGCGCAGGTGGGCGAGCGAGCAGCTTGCGCCCCCCAGGGTTCCCTGGCAGCAGGTTCTTGCGGCCACCGTGCGTCGGACTGCGCAGACTGCGGCGGGTGTGGGGGACTACACGTACGCCCGTCCAAGCAGGCGCGGCGTCAAGGGGGTGATCCTCCCGGCGAGCCGTCGTCCGATTCCGGCGGTGTCCGTGGTCGCGGACACGTCCGGCTCGATGTCTGGCTCGGACATTGCGTCGATTCTCAGCGAGATCGACGGCATCTGCCGCACGGTCGGGCGCGTGAGGTGGATCGCAGCGGACGCCAAGATTCAGGGCAGCGGGGTCGCTACCAACGCCAAAGGCGTGCGTCTGACCGGCGGTGGAGGGACCGACCTCCGTCCTGCGATCGCGGAGGCGGACAAGGGGGCGGACGTGATCGTAGTCCTCACGGACTGCTACACGCCGTGGCCCCTCAAGCCAACGCGAGCGCACATGATCGTCTGCGCCACCCCAGGATCCACAACGTCACCCGCTTGGGCACGTAGGGTGGAGATCAGCTAACGGTTCGGCTTGCCGCCACCAGAGTGCCCGCTGCCCCGGCGGACTGCACGATGACGGTGGCGGAATACCGAGGGCTCACGCTTCGCAAGGAGACCTCCGGTCTCAACTTGCTCGCGTTCGCCTTCACGCGACCGTTTCTCTCGATTGGCTCCAGTGCGTAGCGCCCGACGCTCCGTCGGACCGCGCGATGACCGCACGGACAACATGCCGAAGTTTCTAGGCTTCTGCGCTTCGCTTCGCTGCCTTGGGGCGCTCCGCTCAGCTTGCGAAGCCTACAAACTTCACACGCAACGAGGCTCTCATGCTGTATTACATCGACACAAACTCCTTCTATCCTGGTCTGATTCGACCTGCCTACACGATCAAAACGATCAGGAATGGGGGGAAGGAGCGCAAGCTCTACATCTCGTCCGACATTGTGAGCAGGAAAAACCTGCGCGTTATGGCAGCCAGATTGGCGAAGCACATCGACGAACGCAGGTACATGCACGACCACGGCTTCCGCGGTGGCCGCTCTCCGGTGACGTGCGCTGCTTCACTGAGGGGCAGGAGGTACTACCTGTCCGCCGACCTCCAGGACTGTTTCCCCTCCACGACTCGTGAGATGGTGAGGCGCGGCCTGAACTTGGCCGGTGCGTCGATAGACGACGACCTGCTGGAGATCATCACGCCAGATGGCGCTCCACAGCAAGGCATCCCGACGAGCCCGATCCTTGTGGCGATCGCCCTCAAGGCTCTCGACATGGAGATCGTGAAGCGGTGGCCTGGGGTGCTCTACTCGCGGTATGCGGACGACCTGAACTTCGCGACAGACTCGCTTGAGGTGGCGCGCGAGATCAGGCGCGAGCTTCCTGGGATCGCCGACCGTCTCGGGTGGAAAGTGAACCCGAGGAAGTGGCAGATGACCGACTCGAAGGTGTGCCGGCCGGTCATCTGTGGCGTCGTGCTTGACGGGAATAGAACGCGCCCGACGCGCGAGTTCCGCAAGGTGCTTCGCGCAGCCGAGCATGCAGGATCAGACTCCTACCGCACGAGAGGATTGCACGGGTGGACCGCTACCGCAGTCCGTGAACTTCCTCCACACGGCCGTCCTGTGCGCGCTGATAATAGGGGGTGGGACATCACTTACCGAGGGGTGAGTCTGAAGGCTGTACTCATCAAGGGTGACTGGTACTACGAGGCGCCATCCGGACCACGCTCACCGCTGACGCTTGCCAAGCACCCAAGGATTCTGATCCCCTCTCTGTATCGGGCGTTCCACTTCGACGGTGGGTTCATGCTCGACAGGATAGACAGGGTGTGGAGGCTGTGGTCGCACAACAACGTGATAGAGAAATGGGAATCGCGACCGAAGTGGGATTACGTAAAGTCGTTGATTGCAATCAGGAAGCTAGAGAGGGAACTGTGAGCTTGCCTCCATACGGCAAGATCATCATAAAGATCGGCGACAACAGGTGGAGCATCTGTTGGAGAGGCATCCCGATGGAAGCTGAACGCAGGGACGGAGAGTGGAGGTACTACCACACAAACCCATCATTACGAAAACAAACCTTCGGACGAACGCCGCGATATGTGGCCCAGAATATTAGTCGAGAGATTCACATCGACAGAGAGTTTCGCCTTGTGCGGTGGCATGGCATGTACGGGAGCTGGTACCTGTACATGGGAAATGGCTATCACGCATCGGTTATCAAGGCTTGGGAGAAGAGACCAAAGCGCAATGAGTTGTTGGCCACCATCGCGATGGCAAAGCTAGAGAGGAAACCGTGAGAAAGCCGCCGCACGGGCGTGTCGTTGGAAGAGTGAACGACACGACGTGGAGAATCCTCTGGAGAGGAATCCAGATGGAGGCCGCCGCTGAACACCACAGGTGGGTTTACCGGTGCGACGACCCAATACGCGCCAACGGGACGGCTGGCTATACGCCACGTGAAGCGGTCAAGTATTGCGGCAGGGTAATTGAGCTTGGCGGCGGATTCAGTCTCGTCAGGCTGTGCGGCATGTACGGATACTGGTATCTGTACAAAGGATCGCGCTACTCGAAGTTCAGTCGCATGGTCTGTCAGTGGGGAAAAAGGCCGCCACGCAGCGTAGTGTTGTCAACCATCGCACTGGAGAAGCTGGAGGAAAGCACATGAGATCGGAGGAAGAGCACTACTTGGACGAGAAATACTTCATCTCCAAGAGGAAGACAAACGATGGTGAGGAATGGATCCTATGCAGGAACGGATTGACGTTTGCATGGATCCTGCACAGGTGGAAGGATAAGCCGTCCATAGAGGAAGCGATGGCGACAGTTGCCATATTGAAATTGGGAGCATAGCGATGGGTTGGATTGAAGACTCGAAGAGAACGATGGAGCGCTGGCTGGAAGACGGGGACACATGGATCGGTGTCTTCCAGAACAGAGACCTTTCGAGCAGCGATTGCGGGCGCACGATTGCGCTCCCGTTCTCGCTGAGCGACGGGTCGTACGAGAAGGCCGAAGTAGGCAAGTCGCGAGCGCCGGACACGAGTGCCGGTCTCGGATGGCGGTACATCCTCATCGGTAAGGCCACGAGTGCCGACGAGGCAATTTCTTTCTTCAACACGGAGGGCAAATGAAAGGTGGAATGGAACTGAAAGATCTGGCGGCTGAAATCAGGCGGCGTGCAGAGAGCAAGCGTGATCTGCTTGCTCCTGTGTCGAAGCTCGTCATGGAGGGTGGTGGCCAGCTTTCAGTCATCAACGGGAAGCTGGAGCGGTACCTCGTCAACGAGATCGCGCACGAGCAGATCGCCGACTACACCGGCATCCCCATGGGGTACTACCGGAGAATGCTCGCCGACGAGAGCGCGATCCTGGCGACGAACGTCAACCACTGGTTCGGCCGCAAGGAGAATGACCGCAGGCTGGTCAGGACGCTGGACGGGAAGGTCCGCGCGTTCCTGTCGGACAAGTACCGGCCGCTGGAGCATGAGGATCTGGCTGAGGCTGTCCTGCCGATCATCGGTCAGGCGCGGATGCAGATCGTCTCCGCCTACATCACCGACCGCAAGCTGTACATCAAGGCGATCGAACCGAGCACGCTCCGCTCGGTGCCGACCGGCAAGAAGGTTGGGGCGTCGGTCGAGCATCAGCAGGTCTGCCCTGCGGTCGTCATCTCGAACTCCGAGGTCGGGCATGGCGCGCTCCAGATCCTCTCCGGGGTCTACACGCAGCGCGATCACCTGATGACGATGGGTGCGAGCCTGCGCAAGTACCACACGGGGGCGCGCGCAGACATCTCCGACGAAGTGTACGAGATGCTGTCGGACGATACCAAGCGCGCCACCGATGTGGCCCTCTGGAAGCAGGTGCAGGACATCGTGCGGTCAGCGGTCGACGAGGCGAAGTTTGAGGCGATCTGCGCCAAGCTCGGTGAGGCTGCGGCCGACGTGATCCTGCCTGAGCAGGCGGTCGAGGTCGTCGAGAGGTTCGCCCGCCGGTACACCCTGCAGGACTCCGAGAAGAAGGGTGTGCTGGCCGCACTCATCGAGGGCGGAGATCTCACCAGGTTCGGGCTGTCGGCTGCGGTCTGCAGGCACTCCGAGTTTGTGGACGACTACGACCGGGCGAGCGAGATGGAGCGGACCGCCGGAGAGATCATCGAGCTGTCCAGGAGCCAGTGGCGCGACCTGGTGAACTAAACTGGTGGGGCGCAATGCCCCACTATTTTTTGCATGGAGCAAACATGAAAGCACTCATTGCATCCGCACTTCTGACAATCTCGCTGAGCGCGCACGCCGGAAGCACATTCTTCATCTCCGGGAACAAGCTGCTCGAATGGTGCGAAAACGAGCGTTTGTCTCCAATGTGCTACGGATACGTAGTCGGGGTGGCAGACTCGAAGATGAAGCACTGCCCGATGCCTGGTGTAACGGTCAAGCAGATGGGGAACACGGTGATCAAGTACGCGAAGATGATGCCGGAAAACCTTCATGGTCCGGCAGACGTGCTCGTTCACGCGATACTGAGCTACGCATTCAACTGCGAGATCGAAAACAAAAAAGATGGAGCGCTGAGGATGATGTAATGCACAAGCAAGAAGTAATCAGAACCGGGGACATCACCCTCTACATCGACTACGGCATCAACGAGGTGGGCGGGCATCAGAGGTTCTTCATCCTTGGTGTCCTGTACGACGGCTTCAAGCTCGTTGAGAGCGGGAAAATATTCGACACCATCAGGAAGCTGGCACCCGGGAAGTACGACGACCTGATGGCGCTCCATCAGTGCGACATCAATGGTGCGCACGTCAACAGCAGGAAGCTGGCGTGGATCCTCGTGAAACGCATCCTCAGAAAAGACCTGTGGGCAGAGCGAGAGAACAACATCGAAGATCTACGCAGGATCCTGCGCGCTACCGATGAGGAGGTGAACGAACTCATCGAACGGTGCCAGAAAGAGGGTGGTGCTCCAATCGATGAATACCTGAGCCGGAAGATTCCGCTATGGAAGGCGGAAGCTGCTCTGGCTCGAATCAACCACGGACTGTGACGGAGGAAACATGAAGGAGTCGTATCTGCAAAAGCTGAAAGAGCAATACAGGCTGCGCGACAAGACCTACAAGGCACTCAAGATGGTGCTCGTCGACGGTCGAAGCTGGAGGGATGCAGAGCGCACGACAGGTGTCGCGCGCTCGACAATCTTCAGATCCCTCCAGAGGATCGGGATCCTCAAGAAGGTGACGCACTTGTAGGGGTGGCGTCAGGGATCTTCTCAAAGAACGACGGGGGCGGGGTGATTCCGCCCTCGATCATCGGTGCCACTACCTCTGCGATGTATCGCTGGCAGGCTTGCAGTTGCCTGACTGCTCGATCTGCTCGATCGGCTTCCCGGACAAGAAACTCTCGATCCGGCAGAGGAAGTTGGCTTCGGTCGGCTTCATAATCCCGGCAGGTGGAGGGGGCAGCTTCGGCTGGGAGGAGGGGACGGGCGGCGGCTTGCTGGCGCAGCCGCTCAATGACAGCGCGATAACGGCGACAATCATTCTCAATGATCTGCTCATACTCCCTCCTGATCTTCTCGTTCGCTGCTCTCGCCTCCTCCTCTACCTTCCTCGCCCTCTCTTCGGCTTCACGTAGCTGCTCTGCGTACTGAAGCTCCCGCTCGCTCCATCTCTTCCCCCACTTGTCTTCGTTCTGCAAGACAGCCTGCTTGACCCTCTCGTTCGCATCACTGCATCCGTACAGGTAGCCCGAGATGCCGCTCACGATGATGGCCAGAGCTACCATCGACATCAAACGGGGTGACGCAAGACCAAGCACGAACCACCCGATCACTTCTTCCTGCTCTTGATGAATGCAATCGTCCTGTCGAGAAAGTAGATCGCGATCCCGACGCTCATCAACAGAAGCTCTGGGTGCGATTGCTCATCCATCACAGCACCGATCGTTGCAATTCCACCGATCGACATCAGAACGAACGCTGCAAACTGTAGCCACGTGTCATGGTAGTGAACGTAGAAGACTGCGGCAACGCATACGATGACGACAAATGACAACGCAACAACGGTGATTGCATCCATGTTCTTCTCACTTTGGTGGGAGTCCGAGGAAGCGGCGCACCACAGCACGCAACCACTCTGCAAGCTCCTCACCGTTGATGACATCGATCACCGACATCAGCTTCATCATCAGCGCAACCCCGAAGCTGCCGACGAGAAATCCGACAGCCCCAGACATCTTCGGCTTGCCAAGCCAATCGACCAACGGCTCGGTGAGGAATGCGGCCATCAGTGCGCCGCAGACAAACGTCGTGAAAACTACGATAGCAGGCTTCCTGCTGGCGATCGCGGCCGCGGCAGCAACCAGAGCGCCAGCGATGCCTGAGGCTACAGCCTTCCAGGTTGCCGAAAGCCACCCGTGAAAATCGTCCACTCCCTTCTCCTACGCTTGCAATGCACGAGAAAACAGGGCCAGACGGTTTTCGATGTCCATCCTGGACCCAGTGATACGCCTGACCAGAAGGCGGAAGCTGATCGCCAGCAGGTCGTTGCCGCCGATCTTGTCCCAGAACCAGCCGGCTGAGTCTGCCGCGTACCGTGGCTCAGACAGCATGTCGGGCCTCTCGGTTGCAGGCACCCCTGTGGCGGCCTCGTAGGCCGCGTAGTTCGATTTCCCGGTCAGTTGGAACAATCCCCTTCCCCGGTACTTCCAGCCGTCTCCTGAGCCCTGTGGGCCGTTCCCAAGCCTATTCGCGTACACGAGGTCGGCAAGCTCCATCGGACGGTTGACGTAGAGCAGCGGGTTCCTCTTCCCATCTGGCAGCGGGTCCATCAGGGTCTCCCCCTCCGACGGCATCCGGAAGATCGAGAACACCTCCACCAGCCTCTCCGGAGTTCGGTAACTGAGGTTCTCCTCGGTACGGGTGAACATCCAGCTCTCCCTGGCCGCGTTCGCCACGAATGCGGCCACCTGCTCCTCGGTGACGATCCCCCACTTGAAGCACGCCTCATCGATGTGTGGGGCGAACCGCTCCGCATCCTGGAGCCTGCACCCTGTCGCAGAAACCAGCCACCGAGCGTCGATCATTCCCACATCGTAGCACGCTTGACATGGGACAGAAAGCGTGAGAATATTCGCCCGCCTCCGAGACCCACCCGGGGTTTTCAGGAGTGCTGCCCAGCCGCGACACCTCGCGCCCTGTCGCGATCCTGCATCTGACCAATGCCTTGGGGCGGCACCCCTGAGTACCCTCGGTGGGCCGGGGGCAGGTCCTGACTCGTCGGTCGAGATGACGGCGGGAGTCAGGATACAACGGGGAACCGTGGGGCAGGGCTGAAACATCCCCATGCGATGGCGAAGGCAGCGTCGCAAGCCCGAAAAGGCTGCCGGGTGAAGTGCCTTGGCTCCATACGGCAGTGAGCCTGGCCTCTGAAGGAAACCCTGCGCTACAGGGCTAGAGGCTGGGCTCGTCCTTTCACCACCAGCAGTGGATGGGAGGACGCTGCATCGTAGCGTTGTGACGACATCTCCACAACGCGAGATATCCCGAAAACCTAACCCCAAAAAAACGCCAAGTGGGGGGAAGGGTGAGGGGAAGTAGGGAAAGGGGGTGCGGGGGAAAGGGAGAAGGGGAGAGGGGAGGGTGCCCGAAAATGTTAGTGGCACTAACATTCCCTAGAGGTTGCGTTTCTCGCATAGCATCCTTGTCTCCTCGACCGCCCTCCTGAAAGCTCTCATCACGTCCGCCCTGCTCAGGTGCGGAACCCTCCTTCTCCAGTCGAGAACATCGTGGCAGGCGGCGCAAGCGAACGCGCCCCAGTTGTCGTCCGCCTTGATCCCCATCCCCTTGCCGTGCTTCAGTTGATTCGAGTGCGCTAGCACGGTCGTCTCAGTGCCACCGAGACAGACGCCCGGCAGCCTCATCGTGCAGGGCATCCCTCTGGCGGCCTCACGTATTTTCGTCATGCTGGATGAGCGCCGAGTACGGGATCCTGATGTCGCGATGGAAGGCTTCCTTCGCGCTCTCCACGTGGTCGATGTCTGCCCGCGATGAGACTCCCAGGTGGATCCGCATCATCTCAGCAACAACCTCCTCGTCCGTCGGCTTCACGTCGTCACGAAGAAGGTTCAGGAGGGCGCGCTCGCGAAGGTGACTGAATCTGGCGAAGAACCACGTCCTGAAGTGCTCTGTGGCGCACCAGCGTCCTGCAAGCACCGACAGAGGACCGCCCTTTCTTTCCTGCGCGACCGGCATCTCGTCGTCGCCGATCTCCACCATCACGCACGCAAGACGCTGACCGGCGACCTTGCCGTGCTTCACCGTCATCCGCTTGAACACCTCAAGCTGCTCCGGATCGGAAAGCAGCAGCGTGATCTGCGCTCCACCGCTGTGGGTTTCCCTCCAGCCGAGCAGCATCACCTCACCCTGAAACGCCACGTTTTCCATCAGAACGAACTCCTCTTCGGTTTCACGTTGATCGGCAGCTTCTCGCTCTCCTCGAACCTGGAGAACTCAGGAGAAAACTTCAGCGGGATCTCTCCGACCGGACCGTTCCTGTGCTTCCTCACGAGAACCTCAGCGTACCCCTTGAGAGAGTGGTCGTCAGGCATGTACACCTCCGGCCTGTGGATGAACATCACCACGTCCGCGTCCTGCTCGATCTCTCCGGAATCTCTGAGGTCAGAAAGCATCGGCCGCTTGTCTGGCCTCTTCTCCGGATCCCGGTTCAACTGGGCCAGGAGAAGCACCGGGGCGTCGAGTTCGCGAGCGAGAGCCTTCATCGCCCTGGAGATCGAGCCGACTTCCTGCGCCCTCGTCTCACCTGTGCCTCCAGACATGAGGCCCAAGTAGTCGACCACCACAAGATCCAGCCCGTGCTTCCTCTTGTGTCTGACGCACTTCACCCTGATGTCGGCGGCAGACTGCGCTGGCGTGTCGTCGACCCACAGGTTCATCTTCTCGATCGAGGCGACAGCGTCAACAAACCTGCGCCACCCGTCGTCCGCCATCTGGGACGGATACTGCATCAGGTGGCTGTAGATCCTGCCCTCTGAAGCGATCGCCCTCTCGATCAGTTCGTGCGCACCCATCTCCATCGAGAACACGAGAACGCTCCCCCATCTGGCCACGTTTGACGCGATCGCCATCGCGAGGGATGTTTTCCCCATCGAAGGTCGGCCTGCAAGCACCACCAGGTTCTGCTTCCTGAGTCCGCCCGCCAGGGCGCGATCGATGAGTCCCGTCCTCACCCTGTCGGTTACCCCATCCTTCCTGCGCTGGATCTCGGTCGCGACAGCGGTCACGATCTCTCTCACGGAAACTGGACCGCCTGCGTGCGTTGACACGACAAGCTCCGAAATCCTGTCGTGCAGTCTTCCGAGAATCTCTGTCGCGCTCCCGGCGGATTCGGTCGCTTCCCTGAATGCGGCCGCCGCCTTCCTGAGCAGCGATCTGTCTCTGACGGTTTCCGCGTACCTCGCGATCAGAGAAGACCCAGGGACGGATGACGCAAGCTCGTTGAGCTTCGCGAGAAGATCGCGATCTTGATTCCCAAGCGAGCGCGCCCTCTCGAAGACGGTGATGATGTCGACCTTCTCTCCATCAAGGATCATCCGCCTGATGGTCGAGAAGATGAACCTGTATTCGGCGACGAAGAAGTCGTCGTCGTTCAGGCTGATGAGATCGAACGACTGTGGGTCGTTCAGAAGACACCCGAGTACCGCTGCCTCAGACTCAGGCGACTCACGCATTGTCAGGATCCATGTCAGCGAGCCTGCCCCTCTCAGTCAGCCGGACAGTCCCCTCTTCATCGAAATGCCACAGCCGGAACCAGTTCTCCTTGATGGTCCGCAGGAATACCGCTCTCCAGTCGATGTACTTCTTCCTGCGGTGCGGCTCACCGTAGAGGTAGCGGTTCCTGAAGTAGCGCGCGTGGAGGTTGATCATGTCCTCCGTCAGCCCGATCGATGCAGCGAACTGATACAGGGGCGGCCACCCTCTGTAGAACGGCTCCCCCCTTCGTTCGAGTTCTTCCATGTACTCGGCGAACGTACACATCGCCCCGGTGCCCCTGCCCAGATTTTTGTTGGGCACCTCCTCCATCAGGGCAAGCTGCTCGACGATGTTGAGTCGCCCGGAAAGCTCGTGCTCTATCACTGCATCGACATACCGTGGTGCCGTCTTCTTGTTCTTGCCGATCCCCTGCTGGCGCTTCTCTCTCCACCTCCTCACTGCCTGCCTGAGCGCCTCCCTCTTCTCGTCAGAGACGTGCGCTGACGTGTAATCGAACGACCTGTGGACCATGATTTCGTAGTGCATCTCGGACCGCTGGAAGAGATACCTCCCTCCTGCTGGGCCGTTCGGGTTCTCGTAGTCCTCCTGGCACAGGACCTTCAGAGCGTGCCTGACATCGTACTCGTCTGTGCCGACGATGGCAGCGATCTTGGTGGGATCCATCTCCACCATGACCCTGCTTTCTTCGTCAGGGCGCGCGTGCGCTATCGCGTACATCCAGACGGCGAACACGGTAGGCCCCTGCCCCAGAAGTGGGCCGCTGAAAATCGCAGGCTGAACGATGGCAATCCATTCATGGTAGGCGGGTGAACTCATAGTTGCATGATCTGCATCGGATCTTTTGCGGAATGAGCCTTTGGTCGAATGGCTCTTTCGTGTTGGCGAGGATGATGTAGGTGCCGACGGTTGCCGCGATCTTCGGATGCGGCACCCCGATCGGGACCATCGAGATGTGGCCGCACTTCGTGCAGCCGAATGGCACAAGCTCGAACTCGTCAGGCTTCTCAGGCCACTCAAGCACCTGCCATGTCTTGTATTCGCCTGGTGACGGCATAGACAAAATCGGGGGCCGAAGCCCCCGTAGATGTGTTGTCAGGTGTCAGACCTCGGCGTGAGCGCTCTTCCTCCCGCGAGGGCGCGCCTCCACATCCTCGATCTCGACGCCGCTGCGAGCCAGCTCGTAGATTTCCTCCGGCTTCGCAACCTCAGCCACGATCGAGGTGCGGGCTGCGTGACTGACCGCAGCCTGCTGATTGTAGGCCCGGACGAGCCGGGGACCGTCGGAAGTCAGAACCTTGTAGATCCTCAAGTTCATGTGTCACCTCACAAAAGCACGGCTGACGCTGCCGTTAGCGTTCGACTTTCGCCGAAATCCTCCGCCTGCGCGCTGCCGCGATCTGCTCCACAGAGATGTCTCCGCACCCGCAGCGCTTCCAGCTAACCACGATACGCACCGCCAGAGACAGCGATGGTGTCGAGTGACCGCGCACGATCTTGCTGAGGTAAGCCTCAGTCGTGCCGGCCATCTCGGCGATCTTCCTGCGCGTTGCGCGCGGCAGTCGCATGTACGAGCGGTGCAGCCTGTTCACTCGGGCATTGTACCTATTCGGTACAAGAGAAGTCAACACCCCGCTTGACAGATTGTCCTCAATTGGTACAATCGGACACCCATAGCGGAGGGATCATGTTTAAACCAGCAACGAACTCGATGGCATACCTCAAGGCCGGGATCATGGGGTTCCAGGGGTCCGGCAAGACCCACACCTCTGTCGCGATCGCGGTCGGCCTCATGCTCCACATGCGGGAGCGCAAGCTCGAAGCGGGCATGCGCCCGGTGTTCTTTCTCGATACCGAGACGGGGTCGGATTGGGTCAAGCCCCTGTTCGACGAGCACGGGATCGAGCTTCAGGTCGCGAAGACGCGAGCGTTCGATGACCTGATTCCCGCCGTCAACGAGGCGGAGAAGGCCGGCAGCGTCCTCATCATCGACTCCATCACCCACTTCTGGCGCGACCTCACCGAGAGCTACGCGCGCGCCAAGAACCGGTTCAGGCTTCAGTTCGAGGACTGGGCCTACCTCAAGAAGCGGTGGGGCGAGTACACCGACCGCTACGTCAACTCCTGGGTCCACATCATCATGGCGGGCCGGGCCGGGTACGAGTACGACTTCTTCGAGGACGAGGAGACCAAGAAGAAGGAGCTTGAGAAGACCGGCATCAGGATGAAGGCCGAAGGCGAGACCGGCTTCGAGCCGAGCCTGCTCATCCTGATGGAGCGGAAGATGGACATCTCCGGCGATGTCCCGAAAATGCACTTCGAGGCGCACGTCCTGAAGGACCGCAGCCGACGCATCGACGGGAAAACGTTCATCTTCGACCACAACACGCCGCTGCTCGACACCTACTCGAAGTTTGCCCCCCACATCGAGTACCTGAACCTCGGCGGGCAGCACTTCGGTGTGGACACCTCCCGCACCACCGACATCCCGGACGACAAGAGCAAGAGGGACTGGAGGTGGCGTGAGCAGCAGCGCGCCATCATCCTCGACCGCATCAAGGCCGCCTTCGTCGAGGCCGGCATGGACGGGAACTCGGCTGACGTGAAGAAGCGCCGGATCGAGCTTCTGCGCGAGTGCTTCAAGACCAATAGCTGGATCGAGATCGAGTCGCGTCTGGCCCTCGAAGAGATCGAGGAGGGCCACGACAGACTCATCCTGGCATTGCATCCGGAGAAGGCGAAGGAGCCTGAGGAGGCTGTGAAGTGAGATTGATCATCTGGAGCGTGCTCATCATCATCGTTCTGGGTTGGCTGCTTGCATTCTCGGGTGCGCTGTGATCGACCGCGACTACATCCGGGATGTCCTTGAGAAGCTGGCCGCGCTCGCAATGCACAAGCACTCTGATGTCTCTGTCGCGGATGAGGCGATCGAGGTGATCTGTCAACTGATGGAGGTTATCGATGGCAAGGACGAGCATCGAGAAAACTGCTGAGCGGGTGATGCTGGCGCACAAGATCCCCGCGTGGCGTGTGGAGTTCGCGTTCGCCAGGCCGCGCCGCTGGAGGTTCGACTTCGCGTGGCCCGAGCAGATGGTCGCCCTCGAAGTGGAGGGCGGAATCTGGGTAGCAGGAAGGCACAGCAGGCCGACCGGGTACGCGGCCGACTGCGAGAAGTACAACGAGGCGGCCATCCGTGGGTGGAAGGTGATCCGGGCCACCGGAGATCACGTCAAGAGCGGGGAGTTCGTGGGATGGGTGAAGAGAGCACTTGGCTTAGAACAGTCGGGTACTACGGGCCGGAGCTTCGCGTCTGGTCGGCGGTCACGGTCGCAGCGGTGATCTTCGCGGTCGTCGCGTTCGGCCCGCTCCAGTGGTACTACACCAGCGTCGGGGCGGCTGAAGCTCGTGCGGCAGAGCACGCGAGACGGAACGAGGCGATCAGGAAGTGCGGTAAAGGTTCTGTGGCCTACATCGAAGCGAAGTCGGGCAACGTGTTGTGTGCTGGCAAATGGTTGAATGCGGAGAGCAAACAATGAATGAATACCCGGTGAAAGAACTAAACAGGTGTGAAGACTCTCTCTGTAGACGATGTAATCTGCGCTCTTTTTATCATAACATCGAAATATGAAAGTACATGTAATGACAGTAGCGTTCTGAAGCATATTGTTGAAGCTGGCAACCACCTTATCTTTGCGGTTGAGAAAATCAAAGCCGCGAAGAGGATACTTAATGGCGAATTGCAATGAATGTCTGGGTAGTACCGTATGAAGAATGACTTTGACGAGTTTGTCAGGAAGACTGTCAGCAAATCGATAAGGCTTGAAAGAGAGAAAGCTGGACCTGTGACTTGCGTGGTGAGCAGGACTCGCACTACTGAAGGTTTCGCGGAAATCGAGCTGGTGATTGATAATCGAGTGGTGCTGAGGTTTTCTAACGACACTTACGGGGACAGCTATGAAATTGTGGCAAGGCGCGTTGCTGAGTTGATCCTTGATGTGGCGAGCAACCCATGCTCGTTGAATGGTCTCAGGGGGTAACTATGAGTCCGCTGAGAATCGTCTTTCAGTTCCTCTTTGAGCTTCTGTGCATTCCTTTGGCAGTTGTAGGCGTGCCGATTGTGGTGCTGTTCGCCAAATGGGACGACTACGAGACCGATTTCTCTGGTGGTTGTGCCCCCAACGGCCCGCCGGCGATCCGTGGCGATCTGCCCAAGTGGGCCGCCTGGTTCGGAACCTTTGACGAGCGGCTGCCTGGAGGCATGTACGAACCGTCGGTAGCTCGCGTCTACCAGAAATACGGCCGCTATGTCTGCTCGCTGTACTGGCTGATTGTCAGGAACCGAATGTTCGGCTTGATGAAGTTCCTATTTGGAAAGCCAGCTGAACGGCATGAGCAAAGCGAGTTCGTCATGCACGAGGTCGGTCCATTCATGATTGGATGGGGTACGAAGGTCTACCGCGCCACCCCGACCGCTCACTGGAGAGACGGGCCTTTCGTTCGTTGCCCGTCGGTGACGATCCGATTGAAGCGATGAAGTCGAGCAACTACTACGTCAGGTTCCCGAGGAGCTTGCGGGAGGCTGAGCATCGTGTCTACATGCACACCGAACAGGTAATGACGGCGCGCACGATGCTCAGGTATCCTGTGCGCGCCTACCGCAGACCCATCGATAACATCTTCAGACTACTGGGGTTCTCATGATCTTTCTCGACAGACCAGACGGCGACTGGATTGCTCGCGCTCTTGAGGACGGAACGTTCGAGTTCAACCCGAACATACCTGATGCGAAAGAGAGATTCCTTGCGGCCAACCCGACGCTCGGGAAGGCGATCGTCGCAGGTGTGGACGCGAAGGCAGAGCTGTCGGAAATCAGAAAGGCTTCCACCCAAACTGAGGCGGAGGCAGAGCTGTCGAGGCTGCGTGACGTAGACAACAGACTGAAGATTGTGCTCGGCGCGCTCAGGTTCATCGTCTACCAGTATTCGATTGAGAAGACAGATGAGTCGATGAGGGCTATCGGCAAGATGTTCGGCCAGAATCTTGTCGATCTCATCTACCAGGAGCCAAGGCCACCTAGGGAGACTCGGCAATGAGAGCAATCGTCTTCGCTGTTCTGCTCGCCTTCTCGACCGCATCCGAGGCAGCGACAGCGTTCTTGGTTCGGTGCGACATCGGTATGTCGGTGACGGGTCGCACCATCTACATCGGCACCTACCAGTACGCAGGCAGATACTTCAAGGTGTCGTTCGATCACTACTGCCCGCCGACGATCGAGGTCTACTGATGATCAACAAGGTGATTCTGGTTGGACGGGTTGGCAAGGACCCGGTGCTCAAGAGCACGAAGAACGGTTATGACGTGTGCGCGATCACGCTCGCCACGACGGAGCGCTGGAAGGACTCGAAGGGAGACAAGCAGGAGGCGACCGAGTGGCACTACGTCAAGTTCTACGGCAAGGTGTCGAGGATCATCGCAGACTACGTGCGCAAGGGCTCCATGCTCTATGTCGAGGGGAAGATCCACACCGTGAAGGCGGACGACAAATACTTCACCGAGATCGTCTGCGACAGGTTCCAGTTCCTCCCAGACGGCAAGACCAACGGGAGGTCCAGGGAGGAGCCCAAGGCGGAGTCCAATCAGGCTGGCATCGAGTCCATTGAGGACGACATCCCGTGGTGAAGAACTACCTCGTTGACGAGGAGAGAGAGCGCCGGCTCAGGGCACAGGTCGAGTCTGCCCTGCGCCGGATCCCTCCTGAAGTCGTCAACGGCGGAGTGATGAGGGCGCAAGCCTACAAGCGGTGGGCTGAGGAAGCCATCAGGATCCTGAAGAACCCGAAATCTGTGCCTGGGCAGTTCGAGTCGCTCATGTTCCACCTGAACTACCTGTGCAGCGACGAGTTCATGGTCGCACCTTCTCGGCCGTCTTCTTCGCCTCCTCCCGAAGACGATCAACCCTGACCTGCACCCTGCGGTCGAACTCCTCCTGCGTGATCCCACGGCGGGCAAGCTGCCGGGCGAGACCACGGATCTCCTCCTCCGTGCGCTCTTTGTAAGCCTTGAACTCCTGCACAGCCCTGAGCCTCATCTCGTCAGGCGGGTAGGACTTGATCTTCACCCCGACGGATGACGCGAGAGCCTGACCAAGGCTCACTTCTCGCCCGAACGGGTCGAGCTTGCCTCTCAACGCAGACTCGATGGCCGTCCAGCTCCACGTCTGGAAATGGCCGGTCTCCGCCATCGGGATGACGTACCCCGGTCCGGGAAGAGGCAGGTTCGGCATCATCGCTTTGAAGAACCAGTCGCCGAACTTGATCGCCCGCTCAAGAGGGGTGTCGTTCTCGTCGATGATGGGCTTCCCTGTGAACTGGGACTTGTTGACGAAGAACTCCGCCATCAGGGACAGGGGGCCGCCAACGGAGAGCCAGTCAGGAACCGGGATGATTGCCTGGCTGGATTGCACGTCGAAGACGCTCCCACCTGGGACCCAACGGCGCACGTCGAGGAATACCGGGGAGCCGTGCCGGTCGTTCCATGGCAGCCTGATCATCCTCGGGAAGATGCCGAAGACCCGACCGGAAAGCTCTTCCGGCATCAGCCTGCGCTCGCGCTCCTCGTCGCCGTCCGCACCAAGCAGGGAGTACGCGAGCGAGTTGAGGACGCTGGCGATCGTCCAGTATTTGGCGATCTTCCACGGCTTCTTGAATGCCGTCTCGATCATCAGCGGGATCGCCCGGTAGCTGAACGCGATGAACGGGAGCCCGGTCCTACGGGCGGCCTGAACCCAGGGAGCGTTGATGTCGTAGTTCAGGAACGCATCACGTGCGGCCTTCCCGGCTTCGATGTCGCTCTTGCCGGCGTCGATCTCGCGCATGAACTTCGCCAGACGGAAGACCGAATCCTCCTGCTGGTAGAGGGAAACGAGAGTGTCGAACGGAAGTCTTCCTCTGCTCAAGAGAGACTTCGTGGCGTCCATGTTGCCCTTGAGCGACATCCAGACAAGCTGCATGACCGATATCTTGCTGATGTCGGACTCGTTCAGGCTGCCCTCGATCTGCTTCAGGATCGGGCTGATGAACTCCTCGTTGATATCTGCGGCCACGAAGCTGCCGTACTCCGCTCCGCTGTCCTCGTAGCGGTTCATCAGGGCGACAGCCTGCGGGTCTCCCTTCTTCGCCTTGATGATGACGTTGAGCGCACCGATGATGTCCCTCACGCGAACGTCGGCAACGTCCGCCATGATGAAGTTGGACATCACGTTGTTCATGTGGACCGACGGGCTGAGTGCGGTCTTGCTCTTCTTCCAGAACCTCAGCGTGCTGTCCCACAACTGGGAGAGCTCGCCCTCCGGGACAGCCATCGCGGTCCGGATGTCGTTCCAGATGACGCCGGGGAGAGCGCGACCAGCCAGAGCGCCATACTTGTGGATCTTCGTCCCCTGCACGTAGGTGCTTGGCACGATGACCCACTCGTCCCTGCCGTAGGTCTTGGTCGTGACGAATCCCTCTGAGGCCGGGACGATGTTGTCGACCTCCTTCGGATCCTTCGCGTACTCCCTGTTCACCCACGCCAGGAACCTTGCTGTCTCCACGTCGCGGACGGCAGCGATGACCGTCTTCGCGAACGCGTACTTGACTTCCTCGATCTCTCCCAGTCGCTCCCGCTCCTCCTTCGTGAGGTCGCGCCACATGCCGACCTGGTTGTTCTTGTCGAAGAAGCGGGCCTCCCAGATCCCCTCGGCCTGATGCCCAGGCGGGTGGACACCAGCTTGCGCGGCCTGGAGCGGGACGTACTCGACGCTCCTGAGCCTGCCAGCTTCATCTCTGCGCTCGAACCGGACGAACAGGTCGCCCTTGTTCACCTCGTCGGTGTACTTGATCAGGGCATCATCCTTCACGTCGTCCCTGAGTCCGCGACCCCTGAAGTTCTCGGCGCGGATCGCGGCAGACCGCTTGAAGGACTTCATGAGCGTGCTGCCTTTGTCCATCAGGTGGCGAGCGTAAGTCCTGTGCAGGTACGCCATCAGGTTGCGGTTGTAGCTCTCCTCCGAGAGAAGACCCAGAGCGACAGCCTCCCGCCCAAGCTCATCCACGAGCTCCTTCATCTTGAGCAGGTGTTGCCGGCTGTCCTCAGGCAACCTGGCCATGAGACGCCTTTCAAGCTCGGTGTCAGGCTTCTCGGACATCCACAGGTACGCGATCCTGCTTTCCTCCTTCGTGAGGTTGGCAAGGTGGTCGAGGAGATTCTTCGACTCCCTGAGCCTGCGGTTGATGTGCGCCCGCTTCACGATCTTCGCGTCAAGGTAGGGCTCAGGCAGACCGTAGTCAGCGATCAGGCCGTGCGCCGCCTTCTCAAGAAGCGGGTGCTTAACTGTCTCCATCCGGCCTACGGCATGCAGCTTGTCCCAGATCGGAGACGTGATGTGCTTGGCCAGAAGCTCGAAGCCAGCCTTCTTGAAGACGAGATCGATGAGGCCGGAGTGTCCCTCGGTCGTCATCTGGGGGGCGACCGAGTAGAACGGCTTCGGGGCCAGGTTCAGGGTGCTCTCGCGGATGAGCTTCGTGACAGCGTTCGTCCTCTCATTCTCGTCCTCGATGTTCACCGCGTCAGCCAGCTTCCCGGCCTGATCGAGCCTCAGGAGAGCCTCCGTGATCGCGACCCTTGAGATCGTCCTGTTGCCTGCGGCGACGATGTACGGGTTGACACTGGTGGTCGGCTCCGCCCTCTGTGTCTCCCCCTCCACCTTGACCCTGGCCAAAGCCTCATCGAACGCCGGCTCGTTGTAGAGGGACATCACGTCCCTGAGCCAGATCGCCATCGAGCCGACGGTGTGTTCTACGTTGTCACGGTAGATCCTGAGTCCGGCGTCATACTGGTTGGCATGCAGGCCGACGTGGTCCGTTTTCCCCTCGCGCAAGATCGAGTTCAGGGTGGCCTCAGCCCTCCTGATGAGAGCCCTGTCGCTCAGGCCGAACGGGTCGCCGACGAACCTCCTGTTCGTCGCCGCCGCCCACTTCATGATTGCCTGATAGATCAACGCCCCATCGGTCACGTTCTGCGTGAGGCCGATCATGTTGGCGACAGCAGTCTTGTCGTCGAAGTAGACGGTGGCTTGCGCAGTCCTCGGGATGCTGTCAGGCGGCTCACCGCGCTCAGCGGACAGCTTTCTGATCTGCTCGTCTGTGAGCTTGACCTCGATGTCCCACTTGCTGTGGGGCTGGAACGACGCGACGCCATTGAGGCTGAGGGTTGGTGACGCCTCCTGGTACGCGAACATCTCTCTGGCTGCCCGCAGAACAGGCGACTTCGTTGCTGTGATTTTTCCTCCAGACGCCTGCGTGAGGATCTTGTTCAGGTCTGAAGACTTGACGATCTTGTAGTCGAACAGCTTCCTGTTCTTCGCGAACGCAAGGAGAGCAGCGCCAACACGAGCCTCCGTGGCTGCGCTCCGTTTGTCTCTCAGCTTCTTCGTGTCCTTGTAGACCCCAGGAACAATGTCCCCGGGGTACTCGACGATGATGTTCGAGATGTCGCCCTCGTCGAGTCCGTCACCGTAGTCAGGCTGCTCTCCGAAGATCTCGGTCTCGATCCACTGGTCCTCCCCGGATGTGGAGAAGAGTGGCACTGTGCGCGACATGAACTTCTGCATCATGTCGTCCGTGATGTCGAACCCCAATTGGGTTGACTCTTCGCCGTCGTAGTACGTGAAGACCTGTTTTACTCGATCTCCACCGAGCTTCTTCAGCACATCTTCGGCAACCATCGGGACGATCTTGTCGTAGAACTCAAGCATCCCTGTTCCGCCGAATGATTCATCGACTTGAATATCTACGGCGTCGTTTTTCTTCTTTGCTTCATCTAGGGCAGAGAGAATTTTTTTGGTAAGCTCTTTGCCGAACAACTCATGCACGCCAAGTTTTTTTGCAACGTATGCAGAAGGTCCGTGCGTAACCATAAACATTGTGTTGTTGTTTTCAAGAACTCCCGATAGAACTGTGTAATGTTTTTGTGATAACCAAACGAGTCCAGTCTGAGTCACCCTGATTTTGTCAACAGCCTTCCTGAGATTATATCTATAAGCCTGCTGTGTGCCGGTTGTCCATGCAACCTTGCGCGCTCCGCGCACGATTGCCTGATTGATCGCTGACTTGAGCGCCAAAGAAACCCAAGACTTGGTTTCTTGGATAAATGGCCCAGAAGGCGTGTACTGGTACGACTTGAGGCGACCTAGCTCTTGCCTTGTCTTTTCTATCTCAGATTGAAGGAGTTCACTGTCGTCTTTAGATGATCTCGCAATCAGATCATCAAGCTCTTTCTTAAGCCTGAAATACGACTGCCCCTTCCTGTAGTCTTGTGCCCAGTCGCTCTGAATTTCCTGTATGAAGAATACAGGCTGACCGTCCTGACCCTTCCTTATGTCATAACGCAAATGGAAGATTCTGTTTTTCTCGATGCCACCGAACATCCTGTGTGTAATTAGCACTTTGTAATTGATTTCTCCTGTGGCTGGTTCCCCAGCGTCGAGCGCAAGAATGCCGGCTTCAGATATACGATCCTTGGACAGTTCGTAGTCTGTGTATTGTATGAATGGGACGCTCTCAATAGATTCGAACTCTTTGTAGTCAGCAGCGCTCTTTGCTATTTGAGTAGCCTCATTCACGGCTCGCTCAATAAGACCCTCACGTGGCCAGTAATCACTCAGATTGTACTCGGTTATCTTCCTGTTTGTTCCCCAAACAAATACCTTGTCTTTCTTCACTACTACATACCCGGCTCCTGCCGGACCATACGCAACGAAAGCGTTCTTTGACACCCATCCGGCTCGTCTACCTGTATAGATCGCCTGCCTTTCTTTGATGTACTCTGCGCCCTCGATTGCACTAAGCACATCTTCCTTCGTGAGCTTTTTCTTCTTTTCTTTTGCGAGCTCGATGACCTCCCTGACTCCGGTCCACGCGATCTCGTCCTCTTTCACCCCCTTGTTCTTCAGGCCGTTGATGATGTTCTCCCACTGGTCTGCGGGTGCGGAGTTGACCTTCAGGTCCCTGACAGCCTTATGGAGTGGGCTGTAGGCCCACCAGGGGATGCTGGTGCTGAACTTGACCCGGCTCTGGACCGGGACTGAGGTGTGCTTGCGCCCGATCAGGACTGCCGCCCCCGAGCGCCCGAACTCGCGGGTGAGGTAGCCGTCGAAGCCGGCCTCGATGACCGCCCTCTCGAAAGCGTTCCTGTCCTTGCTGACGAGGTTCAGCGGGTCGGCGTCAGCGTCATAGAGGTTGCGCAGCCTGACGGTATGCTCTTGGCTGCCGACGACAGACTCAGGGTGGATCCCTGAGCCGGTGTCGAAGTAGAAGTAGATCCGGTGGCTTAGCTCTGGGTCTGACTTGACCCGCTCCCACTCGTCTCCCCTGTGGTTGCGTCCGTAGTAGGCTCCGTTGAGGAACTGCCTCCGCTCGCCGGAGAAGTGGTGGCCGACGACTTCGACGGAGTGCTCTCGCGGCTCCCCGTAGACGGCTGAAGTTTCCTCTCCAGCGCTCGCCTCAGTTGCTCTTCCGCGCCCGCCATCGGGTCGCTCGAACTGGGCGACCCACCCTTCGAGCCTTTTCTGGGCGTACGCACGAAGGCGGTCGGCATCAGCACGCCTGCTCCCCCGAACACCTTCTCGTCCGGCCCCAGTTCCCTCCACGACCTGATTGCCATACCTCGTTCCCTCCAAGTAGGCTTCCGCGCTCCCTGGCTCGATCCAGTCGGAGCGGAAGCGTTTGACTCCGACATCGTACTCCTGATCCTCCGACGCGAGCGCGCTCCTGATGGCGCTCAGGAACGAGTCGTCGGAGGCGTTGGTGAAGTTCCCGATAATGAGGTGGCCGTCCTTCACCGAGTACCCAATCGGCGAGTTCACCGCGGACGACACCCTGTCCACCATCCTCCCGAAGAGTTCCTCAGCCTCCGCAGGCGAGATGCCGCCGTCCTTCGTGATCGTGACGAACGAGGTGACACCATTACCCTCGGTGACGGACTCGTCGTACGCGATCATCGCCTTCTGATCGAAGATGTAGCCGAGAACCTTAGCCACCTCAACTGCATCATCAATCGACGACTTCGGCAGGTGGACGATGAAGTTCGGAGACGACTCGTTCATGAAGCCGCCGACGGAGTGCTCGATCCTGAACGGGATGCCCATGTCGTTCAGAACACGAGGCACGATAGAGCGAGCCACCGACTCGCTGATGAGCTTCAGCGCGCGCTTCGGGAGAGCGGTCAGCCGCTCTTTGAGCTGTCCTTCTCCTGGGACGACTTCTGCGTAGACCCCCGTGTCCTCTCTTTGCTTCGGTGCAACAGAGTACGAATGAGATCCCAGTTCGGGTTCCAGTCCAGAATCGGGATATCCTTCTCCACGATCCTGTTCCTCTCTTCGAACAAGTCCTCTTTTCTCGGCATAACGTGTCACCTCCGTTCCGTAATCGGTGAGCAGCTTCCTGTCGGTCCTCGCACCGAGACGTTGGTAATAGATCTTCTCCGGGTACCAGAGAAGGGCTTGCAGGTCGGCGACCTCAAGGTCGTACCCGCGCTTGCGCATCCTCCCAAGGAGGTTGTTCATCACGCGTCGGATGAAGTCGCGCTGGGCCGCGCTACGTGGCGCGTCACGCAGGGGGCTTCTCTGCCCGAGTTCGTCCTCGAAGTCGACGACCTCCTTCTCCGGAAGCAGGATGTCGCCAGTCAGCCGACCGATGGTGCGCATCAACCACTGATCGATGGTCAGGAACTCGTACCTGCCCATCAAGTTCGGGAAGAATCCGGCCCCAACCTTCGACCCGAAGATGACAGCAACAGGCAGCTCGGCGTCGACAAGCTCCTTGATGTTCTTCAGACCGAATGCCTGCTTCGTGATCGAGACGGGCTGGACCTCCAACATTCTCTGGACGAACCCGTCCACCCCATAGTGCCTGATGATCGCGTTCGCGCGAGCGAACGAGTTCACCATCTGGCGAGCTCTGACGACAGGTTTCGCTCCCGGGTACATGACGATGTAGCTCTTGTCCTCGGGGAGCTTTCTGTTCTGCTCGTAGTACCCGTAGACCTCGAACGCTGTCCTCACGTTGTCGGACACGCTCAGTCCTGGAGACGTGATCGCCAGGATGAACGCGAACATCGCCCGCCCATCAGGTGTGCCGATGCTCGGGTAGACCTTCGCCGCCATCTGCATGGCGGTCTCAAGGTTCTTCCGGTACCAGTCGATCGCGTTGTCCGGGTCGTCCATCGCGTGGATGGCCTCAGCCTCCAGGATCTCCGCGATGAAGTTCACCGCCTCATCATCGAAGCTCTTCAGAGGACCGCCGAAGGTCTTCCTGTAGTTCTCTTCGAGGAACCTGCCGATGGCTTTGAGACCGGTCTTCTCGTCGTCTGAGTTCGTGACCCTGACGTTCTGCTTGAGATCTTGGTCTCCGTAGACGACATCGATGAGCGAGACCGCACGCTGTTTGTCGGTGAGCTTCGGTGGGGCGACGCTGTATGCGGCAGCCCTCCTTCTGGTGTCAGCGATGTCTTGCGGCGAGATTGTCAGCGTCTCCCTGCCGCTCTCGGTTTGAACGGAAACCGTCCTACTATTCTTCCCGCCTCCCTTGAGCATTCCGCGAAGACGCTCGACTTCCTTCTTCGGGATAAAGAGCAGTCTTCCGTTGTACGCCTCATCAAGGACGTGAGCTGCGCTCGCGTGCTTGCCGTAGAGGGTCGCGACCTGAATGACCTTGTTGACTGGGCCGTCGCCATTCCTGAGGTTGCCCTTCTCAAGAACGGCAAGCAGTGGGTGACCTTCTGGAGAGATGGCCGGCAGGATGACGCTTACCCTCTTCGCCTCATTGAAGTTCTTCACCGGGACGCCATTCTCATTCCTTGGGTCCAGGATGGCCCTGGGCTGCATCGCGAGAAGTTCTGGCAGGGCACCGATGATGTTCGAGTCGATGCCTTCTGTGCCATGACGCTCGCGGATGTGTTCCACCGTGCCGCGATGAAGGGTTACCGGCGCGTTCGTGGAGACGCCGGCAAATCCGTATTCCCTTGGTAGCGACCGCGCAATCGTCACCTCGGGGAAGCGCTCTTGAACATCTCCTACGTTTTCAACCCAGTTCTTTAGCAATGTGGAGTATTTGGTGCCCTCAGCAGGCTTTCTGACCTCTCCGGTCGATCTTCCGGAGATAGCCCTGATGAGACCGAACGCTTCAGCGTCAGAGATATCGCTGACATCGCGACCGGTGACGCGCTTGATGTAGTGCTTGACCCTGTTGGCGAACCGCTTGATCGCTGCGATGATGCCGGGCTTGAATTGGTCTGGAACCTCCAGACCGTACCGCATCCGGATGGCGTCCGTCCTCCCTGTGCGGATCGCAGCCTCAAGCTCTGCTCCAGCCTCCTCGATGGCTTGCGTCATCGCGACTGCGGCTCTCGCGTCGCCGGCAGCCCTCTCCTCCATGATCCTCGTCGCGAGGTCTCGGATGAACCTGTTGCGTCCGAGTTCGGCGATGTCGGCCTTGTAGCCCTCGCTCTCCCTGACAGCCTTCCCGCGATGGAAGAGTTCGTGCCACGCCACCCAGGCGGCGCGCTCTTCCGCCGTCATCAGGACTTTTCCAGTCCTCGAAACGACCGGTCGGATCCGGTCAGCGAAGATGGTCAGGGTGTCTGTGGCGTCGTCGTACTGGGCCTCAACACCTTCCGGCACGGAGGAGAAGAGGCGGCCCTGCTGGTCAACCTGGTCGGCGCGCGCAACCTTGATCCTCTTGGCGCGCTCTGCGCCCACTCCTCTCGCCACGACTCTGGCGACAGCGCGAGACAGGAGGCCGCCCTCCTCCTCGAACATCCTGATCTGCTTCTCAAGGTCGGCCTTCTCCAGTTTGGCGGCCTGTACTGCCTCCTCCTTGGATCCGATTCCTGGGATCCCGAGTTGTTGCGGAGCCTGCTGAGGTTGGACCTGCTGTGGCTGAGCCTGCTGAGGCTGCTGTGGCTGCGGTTGCTGAGGCTGAACCCTCCCCTGCTGCTCTTCAGCCTGCCAAACCTCCTCCGGTGTTGGAGGCCACCCGCCCTCTTGGATTCGACGCTCAAACCCTTGCGCCAGCATCTCCATTGAGGGTTCGGGAGCGGCAGGAGCAGGTTGAGCGGCGGCTTGCTGTGGAGCAGGCCGAACCTGGGGAGCAGGCGGAACCTGTGGAGCAGGCTGAGCCTGTGGAGCAAGCTGGGCCTGCGGAGCAGGCTGAACCTGGGGAGCGGGCTGAATCTGTGGAACGGCCTCCTGCTCGCCCATGACCACAGCGGGTGTCTGAGGCCACGTCCCCTCATCAATCCTGGACTTCCACTCGTCAGCAATCGTCTGAGGGATCCTAGGCTCCTGAATCGGCGGGAGAGCTGCCTGAGTGGGAACGGCTTCCTCAGTTGGTTGTGCCGCCCGAGGTGGTGCCACCTGCTCAGTTGGTTGTACCGTCTGCTCAGGGAACACTGGCCCGAGAACCTCCTCAGCGGGGATTGGTTCTCCGCGCAGCCTCGCTGCCTCCCGTCTGAGCTCTTCCGCCTTCTCGCTGAGCGGGCTTTTCTGAGCCTCAGGGGTCGCCGCAGGCTTCTGGTCGGCAGGCTTGACCATCTGCTCAGCGGCGGCATCCGCAGCGTTGATACCAATAGCCCTGATACTCTGCGGGGCTATGGTTGCTGTTCCAATCGGGTGGCCAGCAAGATACCCGAGAGTTGCTGACTCGATATAATCCCAGATTTTTTCTTTCGTGAGAACTTCGTCTCCACGCCCAGTAAGCAACTGCACTAGGTCGGTAATGAGCTGCTGAGCAACCTCTTCTGTTGCCTCACCTACACCAACCTTCGCCCCCTCTTTTATTGCGTACTTTGCGGCAGCTCCCTTGCTTGTTATTGCAGCTAGTTTTTGCGCAGCATCCTTCGCCCTTAATCCAACAAGCGATCTGATTAGCTCAGGCGTTACGCCTAATCCCCTTTCTACAAGACCGTAGAACAATGATGCAGGAGCAACATATTTGCCTGCCTCACGCAGGTTGTTTCTGATTTTTTCTATGTCATACGGCTTGTCTTCAGGCGTATAAACGCCGAGAGCAGACGGCCGCAAAAGCCCGCCCTCTCCAGGCCATTCTTTGTTTTGAATTGCTGAGTTGATTGCGTTTTGTGTGATTTCTGCAGCGCCCTGTGCTGCAGCACCAACAACAGAGGCAGATCCAGCAACCGTTTCTGGCATGCTGGCAAGCCTTGCGGCTATCGCTCTTTTCGTTGCTGCATCAATGGCAGCTTTGTCAAGAGCCTTCATCGCCGCGCCCCTTGCTATCAAAGCGCCGCCACCAGACATCAATGTTGCAACGGCAAGAGGAGCTGAGCTTGCCAATGCGGAAGGCCAGCTAAACGAGAGCCACTTAGAGAAATCGTCAAGGTTTTTTACATCACCAAGCTCAGGTACATCTCCCCTAAGCCTACGCATCTCTCCTAGATATTCAAAGTATTTTTGCAGAGCATCATCAACAAACTTGTCTGATTTTGCTAAGGCATTGGCAAGCCTGCTCTTGATTTCTGCTCGCTTTTCTGGAGATGATTGCCAGTATTCATTTGCCTCAAGCCACTGGTCGTTGTTGACCTTGAGGTCTTTGATATTCTTCCCGCTATCGATCTGGTCGTAGATGTTGGCGAGAGTTCTATTTCGCTCATAGTCAGCTACCGCTGCAGCGGCAGCTAGCGATTTCTTTACACCCTCTGTTGCCCCACGGAACCCTGACTCCAGTCCCCTCGTAACTACTGAAGGCTTTTGCTCCTCTCCGGGCTGCTGCACATACGTCGGATCGCCGACAGACACCGATGGGAGGCTCTCTGCGCTTCCAGCCTGCTGCTCTTGCGTGCTTGGACGAGGAACATCGACCACGGGAACGTCTGTCACGTCGCCAGCGGTCGTCCGCATCCCCTCCGCACCGGTGGCCTGCGGCATCGTCGTGTCTGGCTTGCCCTTCGGGAGCATGGAGGCGAGCCTGTCGATGATGCCTGGTGCGGTCTCCTCGTCGAACAGCTTCCTCGCTGGGGCGATCTCCTCGGTCTTCAGTTGCGGGATGACAACCTCCTTGAAGTAGAGGTTGCGCATCGCTTCCCGCGTGTCGAAGTCGGCGTTCTGGTATTCGGGGGTGGCCTTGACCTCATCCCAAGTCATCGGCCTCACCGATGGCTTGGTTTCTCCGGTCTTCTGGAGCTTCTCCAGCACGTCCGTCATGTAGCTGGAGACATCCTTCCCGTTCGAGTCCTTCAGGTTCCTGCGGTAGGGCGGGCCGTCTCCGAGGTTGACGTTGCCCTCGCCGGAGAAGTAGCCGACCGCAATCTTGGCCGGATCCGCACCGAACTTCTCGGAAAGCCGCTTGATCTCCCTGATCCCGGCTCTGGCCTGCTGAACTGGGTCTCCGGTGTCCGGCTCACCCATGACCCGCTGGTAGGTGGCAGGCATGACCTGCATCGGGCCACGGGCTCCGTCGACCGATGTCTTGACGTTTCTGCCTGAAGATGTCTCCTGTTCGTAGATTGCCTTGATGACAGGCGCAAGATCGTCCGCGCCCTCTTCCTTGATGAGGGAGTCGATGTCGATCTGAGCCGAAACCGAGCTTCGCTTCGGCAGCGGAAACGGAGACTCGTCAAACAGACTCATCACTTCCTCCACGGAGTGGGGATTTCCTTCTGCTGCGTAACTCCTGGGACGGCTGGCTTGCCTCCACCTCCTGTCGCCTTCTCAATTTCATTCTGCCTGATGTATTCATCGTAAGCCTTCTGCGCTGCGGCGGCAGGAGGCATGCCTGCTCTGATGTACACCTCAACGTTGGCCATGATCTGCGGAAGATTTTTCGCGTGATCTCCGCCGCTGATGATGTTGCCAAGCTGGTCTCTCGTTACGCCAAGAGCTGTTTCGACAATTGTTCTTGCCTTATTCAAACTGGACAGAAGGTCTGACTCTTTTGGTCCACCTTTTGCAATCGGTTTTAGCGTTTGCGTTCTCGGGTCCATGACGTAAGCGTCCTCTCCTGGACCCACCTTGATTACTTCAGGTTTCGATCCGTAATACTGGTTGTACAAGCCCTCCAAAGCGTCCCTTGGAATGGCTGAAATTCCTCCGCCTTTCGCTTTCAATGGGTTACCATCCTTGTCAAGGATCAGCATGTACTCCTTGCCCTTGTCATCCTTTTTGAATCCGTCTCTAGTAATCTCACCCCTGACAAAGCGTATCGCGCTAGGCTCTCCCTGAAATTCTCCGCTATTCCTTAAGAATCTAACTGCCTCATCGCCCATTCCCAGCGACGCAAGCCTGTACACACCAGCAAGCCCCTTCGCAAGGATCTCACCTCCAAGAAGATTGGCCAAGCCGATTTTGTTTCTCTGCTCGACAGGAAGAGTCTCAAGATCGCCAGAAATCTTCGCCTTCTCATATTGCGTTCTGATTGGCATAATCTCTCTCGCGTAGAACGCTTCGAGCCTGCCCATTTCGTTTCTGAGATCTGCGGCTTCATCCTGATTTACTTGGCGAACCAGGTGTCCCCTTCCACTCTTGATGAGGAAATCGCGGGCTTTATCGTAGAACGACCGGTCGTACACCCTCTTTGGCTCCTGGCCGGCAGAGGTCTGCGGTGTTGTCTGTGGCTGCTGTGATGGCTGCTGACTGGTCGGCTGTACCCCTTGCTGGGCGATAGCAACAGGAGGCAGGGGAGACTCTGGGGCCGGAACGGACGTGACAGGGATTGCCTCTGCCCTGTACAGGCTTGGGTTGGCTATGTCGTTCTCAGGCGGCTCCTGCCTTGCAGACTCGACCCCTGATGCGGCCATCTGTGCTGCCGTGGAGGCTGGGGCTTGCGCGTTCGCGTACGCAGCGTTCAGGGCATCCCTGTCCTCCTTTTCCTGCAGTTGCCTTTGCAGCTCCGCCTGAAGAAGCTCGCGCCTCGTCTTCATGGACTGGCGCTGCTCCTCGTCCATCTGCGCTCTGGCGAACCCGGTAACGCCGTGGGAGAGTGCTATCGCAAGACCTCTGAGTGCGCTCATGTCACCCTACCTTCCAAAAAGCTTTGCCCCCAATGCTCCGCCGAACGGACCACCCATCATGTAGCCGATGCCTGTGCCGAGGGCGGCAAACAGGGAGTCCTGAGACTGCTGTGATGCCTGCCACCCGGCAAGCTGGTTGGCGTACTGGGCATTCAGGATGCCTGCGGCGCTCTGGTTGGCTCCGATCGCTCCACCGTATCCAGCCATCATCCGGCCCGCTGCGGCAGCGTTCAATGCCAGAGGAGTCTGTGCGGTACCGAGCATTGCCCCGCCTGAAGCAACGCCTGCCTGACTCGCCGCGAGCGCAGTACCAGGAAGGCCACGACCGATCTGTGCTGCGTCCTGACGGAGCGCGATCCCTCGCACCCTCTCGTTCTCTCTCGCAGCCGTCATCGCCCCAGCCCTCGCGGCAGCGTTCATCACCTCGGTGGCACGGCTCATCCCTGCGAACCTGCCGCTGTTCGGGTTGATCCCCATCTGGGCGAGAGCTTGAGCGTTCGCCTCACGCGCGATGTCTGCGGCCCTCTGGGCGTCAATCCCCGCCCTCGCGGCGGCAGCCTCCTGCTCCTGCTGAGACCCTGCCTGCAAAGCCTCCCTGAAATACTGCTGCTCGACCGGCCTGACTGTTGTCTCGTAGTCTTCCCTCGACTTCCTGGCCAACTCCATCTGGAGGTCAGCCATGCTGGCTTGGCCGGAGAGAACCCTATCAATCAGCGGCCTGAGTTCCTCAATCTGCCTCTGCTCGAACCCCCACTGCTCTTTGGCAAACGCAAGCTGCTCCCTGCCGAGCGCGATATTCTCAAGAGCAGCCTGCCCAATCGCCGGGTCTGGCGGAGGGGGAGATGGTGCTCTACCACACATTTCAGACTCCCTTGTAGAACACGGTGGATACAGGTGTGAACCCGGCCCTCTTCAGCAGAGGGCTGATGTCATGGGTGAGTTTAGATGTCATCACGATCCCAGAGCAACCAGATTCTTTCAGGTCATTCGTCGCGAATCTGAGAAGACGGATAGCAGTGAACCCCTTCCTGAACTGCGGGAGGAGATAGAAATATTCCTCAACAGCATTCGTTTTTCCTGTGTGCCTGCTCTGATAAAGAAGGAATGCTAGATGACCAACAAGGCTTCCATTGTGTCTTGCAGTGTAAACAGAAATCTGCCCGCTTTTCTCAAGTCGAAGACCTTCTTCTATGTCTGGCGACACGCCTTCCTTCTCACGGTAAGCCTCAGTCTCACGCCAATGGAGAAGCCACAGAACCCTAGCCTCATCAGCTACGTCCTGAAACTTCTCTTTGGCGAAGACGACATCCATCACTCATCCTTTTTCGCTTCGGCAATCGCACGCTCGATCTTCGCTTTCTCTTCCTCTTCAGCACGCTTACGGTCGCATTCCATGACTTGATTCTCAAGCCATACCATCAGGCGAGCTAGTTCGCTTGATGTCTGCTGAGTCGGCGCTGCCTTGAGGGCGAGCGCGATCGCTGCGTGGAGTTTGTCAACGGTTTGTTGGTCTAAGCTGATCTGGTACATAGTTATATTCAAAGTTCTTTCGAATGGTTAAGGAAAAGCGTTGGCTGGCCTGGCTATTTTACTAAGTCGCGCCTGTCACGGTGATTGTGTCGCCCATGCTTGCTTAGATGAGGTGTTCGGCCTCGATCTGGTAGGTTCCGCTTGAGGCGACCGTATTACCGCCATCAAGAGAGATTTGTATCAGAAGCGCCGAATATCTTACTTGTCCAGGGGATGAAGCCGTAATTCCCCACTGCCTGGTCGTATTCAGTTGCAGCCAAGCGTTCAATGTGCCTGATGGTGTGTCTCCGGATTGAAGCGTTGCCCTGACGTATGCGTTCGGGTTCGAACCTTTCGTCCACCAACGATGTGCAAAGGTGGTTCCATAACCTGTTGCTACACTATTTACAGTTCCATCTGACGCGAACTGAAGGGTTACCGTTATGGCCGAGCCAGAGGAGTATTGGAAGAATTCGCCCGGCAGCGGAATGACGAGCCTGCCCCCAGACGGGGCCATCATCATGTTCATCATCCCCATTACGTCACGTCTCCCATAACAATGGCCTCGGTCGCGCTGTTGAACCAGATGGTCGCCATTCCGCGCGCTGCCAGCGTTCGGTTGCCGGTGTTCGTAGTGCCCGATTGCCGCAACGTGAGGCCGGAGCCCTGCGTGATTGTGATCTGCGATGAGCTATCGTTGTAGATGCTGAAGCTGTCTCCGGCAGCGTACGTATTGGCAGGGATCGTCACGCCCGCAGTGACAGCGATGCACTGAGCGACTTTTGCGGTGTTCAGAGTGGTGTCTGTCGTCCTTGGAACACGACGGAAGCCGATTTCGTTCGTCATGCCGTCAACAACGACGTACGTTTTTGCGTCTGTATCTAGAATTAAACGAATATTCCCATTTTGGAATAGAGAAAATCTGTAGCTGTTAGAGTAAGACCCAATGACTACATGATCCTGATATACGTGCCATGAATAGGTCACACCAGCAGTATTAAAAATATAAATATTGCCGTTATCTACCAATTCGGCGATTACGCTTTCCGATCCGCCGTTTCGTCTGCCGAACTGTAACTTCCAGCCCGTGTTATCGCCGAACAGAATCCTGCCTGCTACAGGTGACGAGTAACCCGCCGCAATGGCGACGTTGTTCGAGGTAACCGTAGCTGGTAGACCTGTGGTGCTATTCACCAGTATGCTGCCGCCGCTGGTGAATCCGCCGTTGATCGTGTGAGTGCCGGATGTGGGGGACGAAATCGTTACTTGACGGTTGTTGTTGGCGGAGATGACACTGGTGTTGTTGACGTAAAAATTCCAGCCAGTAATGGTTGCCCCGCTACGGATAAGCTCAATTGCTGGCTGTGATGAGCTAAAATCATCAGTATATGCTCTTATATGAAAATTGCCGCCGATCGTAATTATATACCATGTTTTTGTGTCAACAGTTTGGTCTGGTGTTCTTATTTCAATTCCGCTAAAAGTGTCTCTAAATACACGAAAGTAGTCTCCACTGATTCCGTTTGTCCAGACACCATCTCCACGAAGGAACGTCGCGGCGTTGGCAGTCCCGCTACCAAGCCTCGCCGCCGGCACCGTACCGCTCGCGAGATTGGAGGCGTTCAGGTTGGTCAGGTTGGCGCCGCTGACTGCTGGGAGGGTTGCCGGGAACCGCGCATCCGGCACCGTACCGCTCGCGAGATTGGAGGCGTTCAGGTTGGTCAGGTTGGCGCCGCTGACTGCTGGGAGGGTTGCCGGGAATCGCGCGTCCGGCACCGTACCGCTGGCGAGATTGGAGGCGTTCAGGTTGGTCAGGTTGGCGCCGCTGACTGCTGGGAGGGTTGCCGGGAATCGCGCGTCCGGCACCGTACCGCTCGCGAGATTGGAGGCGTTCAGGTTGGTCAGGTTGGCGCCGCTGATCGCCGGGAGCGCGGACGGAAACCGAGCATCAGGCACCGTTCCGCTCGCGAGATTGCTCGCGTTCAGGTTCGTGAGGTTGGCGCCGCTGCCCGAGAACGCCCCGGTGGCTGATACGTCACCAGTGACTGACAAACCCGTCGCCGAGAACGTCGCTCGCAGGACCCCTTGAATCGAGACCGAGATTTGCCCGGCGGCCGGTCGGTAGAGGCCGCTCGAAGTCTCCGAATTGAACGAGATGGACGGGGTGCCAACCGTGCCGTCGGTGGCGCGGAAAGGTCCTGTCATCCCGCCTGCGCCGTTACGCGCGAGCGAGTTCGTGATCTCCGCCGCTACGTCGTTCAGGGTGTTGTTCGCCCACGACGCCTGAATCAGCGTGTTGGG